ATAACAATCAATTAACCAATTAATAATGAAAGGAAACATGCAATGGCAGGTGTTATAAAATACAAGAAGTACCAGCTGAAGAGGGACGGCTCGAAGTACAACGGGCTGTGGTACGGCAGGGCTTTTCAAGACCGCACTGTTGAGTTTGACGATTTTGTTGAGCATGTTACGAGCCATAACTCTGCTTACTCGCGCGGTCTTATTCAAGGAGTGCTGCTTGACGCTCTCGACTGCCTCAAGGAGTTAGTGCTTGACGGAAAGAAAGTAAGGTTAGGCGACATAGGGCTGTTCTTCGTCGGGCTTGAGACCACAGGGGCTGAGACTCGGGATGACTTCACGGTGAAGAACATAAAGGGCGTTCACTTGAACGTGATGAACACTAAGACGTGGAGCGACAAGGAGCTGCGCACGAGGGCTTCGATACAGGAGTATGACGAGTACGACCCCGAGGAGAAAACAACGACAGAAGAAGAGGGCGCGTAAAGGTGAAAAGGTGAAAACCGCATAGCAACTCGCTCGGAGTTGGATAGCAACTCATGCCGAGTTAGTATTAAACAAGACCTGCTCCCCTTAAAGGGAACATGGCGCTAAGCATGATAAAGCCGCTCCAGCTGACTTTACGAGTAAGGGAATATAAGTGAAACGCTTATGTTCCCTTTTTAATTTCCTAAAGGATGTTTCCTATAGGAAACGAATGATTATTTTTGCCGCAAAAACATGGCTATGAGAAAAAAGGACAAGCTATACACCGTAAACAAATGGAACAAGAACCTGTTTGGGGGCGGCGCCAATATGGACAGCAGCGGCTCAGGCGGCACTGTGTATAATATGGGGCAGGGGCTTAACTATAACGGACAGGGCTTCAACTGGACGAACATTACTCCTGTTGTGGGCTGGAACCAGTATAACAAGCAGTCAATGTCATTAACCCCCAACGCCAATATAAACAGCAACGCCTTGGGTACGACAGGCAACACCGCCGACACTGGCTCAAGGGATGAGACTTCATTAGGAGAAGCTAAAGACATAACCTATACTGACAACACCCCCCGCACACAAGGAGCTTTTGGAAACAACAGCCTGCTGCAGGACGTGGGCACGGGAATAGCCCAGTACGCTAAGAACGCGCTTAACGGCACTGCCACAGGAACAGCGGCCAAGAGCGTTACCGCCCTGACAAACCCTGTAGCCAATATTGCCGCAAACAACGCAGGCACTTATGCGGGAACAGTCGCCGCTAACGCAGCTCTAAGCGAGGGACGGAACGCCCTCAGCCAGCAAGCGGCCAACTTCGGCAAGGATGCGTTTGGCAAGAGCTTTGAGGACACTCTGACAGAGAACGCCCTAAGCTCCACCGCAAAGACGGGCACAGGGTTCTCAAGCCTGTTCGGAGCTGACAAGCTAAGCTCAGCGGAAAGCGCGGGCATAGGATTGGGAGCCTCAGTGGTGGGGGGCATAGGCAAGAGCCTGATAAGCGACGGCTACAGCACCCCCACAGGAAACACCATAGCGCAGGTAGGCAACCTCGCCGGAGGCGTGGTGGGAGCTATTAACCCGGTGGTAGGCGGCATAGTGACATTGGCAGGCAACGTGGTAGGCGGTCTTGTGAACAGAGGCTGGGGACACCAGACATACGGCGTGGGTGAAGCCAAGAACTACCTTAACCAGACAAGCGGAACAAAGGTGGCAGGCAGCAACGATGACATTGAGAGCATAGCCTCACAGCTGACGCCCGCCAAGAGAGTGACCTACAGGGACGGCTGGTTCACCGACAAGGGAGAGAACGAGGCTAAGGAGTGGAACAACAAGCTGAAGGCGGCTGAGGAGTTCACTGACAGGTCAGTAAACAACGCCGCAGCCAACAACATAGCGCAGGAGCAGCAGAGACTCCTGACCAGCTACTACGGCAGCGGAGGAAAATTAGGAAAGGACAAAGGAAAAGATATGGGCATAAACGTATTTTGGAGAGAGCCGTCACTGTTCGGCTTAGGCGGAGTGGCTCAGACCCACGGAGGCAACTTCAGCAACGGCGTGAAGCAGATTAACGCGGGAGGAAGCCATGAGACCAATCCCAACGAGGGAGTGCAGATGAGCGTTGACAGCGAGGGCACGCCCAACATGGTTGAAGAAGGCGAGGCAGTATGGAATGACTTTGTGTTCTCAAACAGGATTAACGTGCCGAAAGCTGTCAAGCGGAAATACGGCATAAGGGGAACAAGGGACATCACCTTCGCCGACGCTGCCAAACAGCTGCAAAAAGAAAGCGAGGAGCGTCCTAACGACCCTATAAGCAAGGCAGGACTTGACGCGGCTTTGGAGGGGCTCGCCAACGAGCAGGAGACGCTGAAGCAGGAGACAGCGGCTAAGGAAGCGCAAAAGGAGTTCATGAGCCTCAGTCCTCAAGAGCAGCAGGCCGTTATGCAGGAACTTGCCGCAAGGCAGCAGGCGGCGCAAGAGCAGGCGGTAGCCCAGCAGCAACAGCAAGTGTCGCCAGAGCAGCAGGAGATGCTCCAGCAGCAGGCTATGCAAGAGCAAGCCATGCAGGAACAGGCTATGGCACAGCAGCCCCAGCCTAACATAAGCGCGTATGGAGGAAGGGTAAACAAATACGGATTTGGAGACCTGTTGGCAAAGTACTTCCCAGGGTGGTCTTACACAGACCTTGCAAACAAAGTGTATGACGCCAACAAGGACACGTTAGGAGACAAAGACACATGGCTGAAAGCCAACAGCGATGTGTCAAAGTGGGACGAGGCCACGTTCCTGCCACTGCTTCAAAACGCATGGTACGCCAATGACCCCCTGGCAAAGAACAGCCAAGCCCGGCTGAACTTCACGCCAACAAGCACTTGGAATCCGTTGGTCATAGCGAACAAAGCGGCGGACAGCCCTTATTGGGACGCTGCAGCAGGCAGCCCCAAAGCAGACTGGTACGGAGCAATAAACGAGAGTGACTTTGCCAATGACCCAGCTTTCTTGGAACTCTCAGAGGAAGACAGGAAGCTGACAGGAAATAAATTAGCTAAAGCCCTTGAAAAGACAAAAGCCTACCAAAACTTCAGGAACTACCTGAAGAGTGACGAGAAAGAGGCTTTGGCATGGTTAGGGAACTTGGCGGAAAACGGCAGCAAATACGCAGGCAACAGAGTAAAGAGAAACGCTGACGGCACTTACTCATGGGCAGGAAACTACAAGTTCTCAGACTTTGACAAGATGCTTCAGGACATAAGCTACGACGCGGACAAGAACACGCAGAACGGACGTAACACAGCTTTAAGCATAGGGCATCTCACTTCCTCCCCTAAGATACAGTGGCAGAAGAGGGCTTACCTGCAAGACGCTGACGGCAACTTGACACAGATAACAGCCCCCACGGACGAGTATGAGCTTATAAACAAAGACCCATACCAGACCACCATAGACGGAGTTAACTACCAAGACAGCTACTACAAGCTGAAGGGGACAGGCAAGGGCAAAGCTGACGGCAAAGCAGCTGAGTTCCAGGAGGTAGAGCCTGTGCACAAGGCGGAATGGCCGAGGTACTTAGGACTCATGGGACCAGCTGTAGGCTTGGGACTGCAAATGGCAGGTGTGGGAAAACCCAACTACGCGGACTTGGACGCGGCGGTGAGCGCCAGCGGAGTTACACCCATAATGGCGAAGTACAGGCCTATAGGAGACTACATGAAGTACAGACCGTTTGACAGGGACTACTACACCAACAAGCTGAACGCACAGGCGGGAGCCACGAGAAGAGCGCTGCTTAACTCAGGAAGCTCGCCGTCAAGGGGAGCGCAGATATTAGCAGCGGACTACAACCATGTGGGCAGGCTTGGTGACTTGGCAAGGCAAGGCGAGGAGTACAACCTCGGACAGAGAGAAAAGGTGGCCACCTTCAACAGGGGGACAAACCAGTTTAACGCAGAAGCCTTCAACAGGGCGGCCCTGCAGTACGCCTCAGACTACAACAAGCAAAAGCAGTTTAACGCGCAGATGCAGATGCAGGCGGCGCAAATGAAAGACAACTCAAGAGCCAGCTGGTACAACTCCCTGTACGGCAACATAGGGCAGTTGGGAGCAGGCCTGAGCAGCTTGGGCAAGGAGAACGCTCAGCATAACATGATAGCCGACATGGCAGCGCAGGGACTGTTCGGAGTGATAGACCCCAACAGCCCTATGGGCATGAGAGTTGTAAGATTTAAGGACGCTAACAAGGACACCAAGTCAAGAGGCGGCAGAATAAACAAAAGGAAGAGAGGAGGATTGACATACTAACATGGCAAATTACTCATTAGTTGTTGGAAACAGTTTCAGCCCGTTCACGTTCCAGGAGATGCTCACTCCCTACGCTACATACAAGCAGGAGTATGAGAACATGGAGCAGAACTATGAGGCTATACAGGACAAGGCGGACAAGTTCAAGTACTTGTCGGAGAACCTGCCAGAAGACAGCAAGGCTCGGCAGATATACGAGGGCTACGCCAATGACCTCAACAGCATGGCTGACGACGTGCTGAAGAGAGGGCTGAACATGAGCAACCGCAGAGGGCTGATGTCCTTGAAGAGGAGGTATGCCGGGGAGATTGGGAGATTAGAGCAGGCAGACGCCGCTATGCAGAAAGAAGTTGATTTAAGGAGACAACTGAACGCAAAGGACGGAAGTTTGCTTTATGCCACTGATAATCTCAGCATAGACAATTTCTTAGATAAGCAAACGCCTAATCTATACAGTATAAGCGGTAATGAACTCTATGCAAGAGGAGCGCAGGCTGGCAAAAGCATAAGCTCAAGAGTCTTTAGTGCGGGAGACGCAGGCAGCACTGTCGCAGGTTACTACAGGGACTGGGTTGAAAAGATGGGATACAGTCCAGAAAGTCTTGCAGCGTTCAGGGAGAACATGGACAGCATACCTGAGTTCAGAGCTGCAATAGACGGCGTATTAGCAGAACGAGGGGTAAATGAAAACCTCACTGGAGTATCAAGACAAAGAGCAAGGCAGGCAGTGATAAACGGTGTGTTAGATGGCGCTGTATATCAGGAAAGCCATAAACCTGTCAGAGACCCAGGAAAGCTAAGCACGTATGAAGCTGAAAACCTGCAATTAGCAAAAGACAAGTTTAACTATGACAAAAAGCAAGCCGAAAAACAAGAAAATTTCATATATCATTATGATTCAGAAGGCAATATTACTGGATATAATCCCGCTTACTTAGATTATCTATCGGCTAAAGCAGCAGCTAAGAGAGGTGATAAAGAAGGTATTAAAAAAGACACTATAGGAGACATTTCACAAGATGTGAAGAAAACAGATTTACAGTCTGATGACGGATTCTATACAGGGAGTGGAAAAAACAAAAAACATTACTCATACATAGGAATTATCAACGGAGACAAAGAGTGGGGTAAAATAGGAGACAGCAACGGCGCATGGGGAATATTTGGCACTGATGACATGGAAAATGCATGGGGGAATTTTTCTATGGAAAACAACGACACTAACAGGCGTATGCTTCCTAAAGATGACCAAAGAGACTTAATAAACTCTGACCAAAAAATACTTAGAAACGTGAAAGAAATGCTTGTAAAAGGTAATTATATAGATGAAAAAGCATTAGTACAAACGGTGAAAAAACAAGGTGGGTCAGAAAATGACGCAGAGCAATATATAAATGCCATAGTGAAAGAGTTGGTTGACAAGGGCTATATTGAGATTATAGAAGGCAATAATCAGTTTCCTAAGGGGGACAAACGAAATTATGCCATTGCAGTATCGCAGGATTTAACTCCTAATGAATAAAAAGATAAAGATAGAATTATGCCAACTGTAGAAGAATTACTAAGAAGTAGAGGCCTAACAGCATTTGACAGGTCTGAAAGTGATAAAAAAGCGTTAAAAACCTATACTGGGCAGGACAGTACAGGCACGAGCACTATGCCTGAAAAACAACAGGATGAGCTTATTAAAGACACTGTCAAAAAGGCAACAAGAGGCATTAAAATGCCTTCAAATTATAAAGTGGTAGCAGAGTCAACGAAGACATCAAAAGTCCCTGTACCTAAGATAGACCTACATAAAGAGTTAGCAGAGATTGAAGCATATAAGAAGGCTAGTGAAGTCTATATGGAAAAATATGGAGTAAACAGAAACTCCATAAATTCGAATACATCGGACTATATAAAGAAAATAGCAAATGAGGTTTCCTCGAACTACAAAAAATATAAGGACACAGACAAGCTGCCGCTAACTAACGCTGACTATAAAAAACTCGCCGCTGAGTATGACGCCATAAAAAAACTTCACGGAAAGGAGAGAGCAGGCAAGGCGCTTGACGGTAGATTTAAAGATATTGTAGGAAATAATCAAACTTGGTATGAGCAAGCGTTTAACGCCTTTGCAAGCATTCCTTCACAAATAGAGGGTGGAGCTGTACAGATAGCAGGCAATATTATAGGAACCGTACAAGGAATAATGGAGGATGGAGAAGACTCTAATCTTGGCATTATTGACCGTATAGTAGCAAGAGCCCTTAATAACCCAGTAACAAGATTGGGAAGAGACATTAGCCAATCAGGGGCGTCATACGTACTGCAAACACCCTTTGCACTGTTTGGGGGCGAGTCAGCCTCAGAACGTATGAAAAACACCAAACAAACAGCCACTAAGTACAATCCTGACGGATTGGGACATTTCAACATTGCTACTACTTCAGACCAAGAGGAGTCATTTATAAGTTCTGTCACTCCATGGCAGGCTGTGCAATCAAGCGGCTATACGGCTTTAAGCATGATGACTGGAGCAGGAGAAGCGAAAATAGCGAGCTATCTTTTTAACGGTTTAAACAAGGCTGCCTCTTGGTTAAACAAGTCCCAGAGACTTATAAAGACAGCTGATGCACTGACTAAAGTGCAAGAATCACTGAAAAAGGTTAATAATTTTCATGACATGTATATAGCTCCAGGCATTGTAGGAGCTACGGAAGGAGCAGTAAACGGCTTGGACACTACAATAAAAACACAACAACAAGGCCAAAGACTGTTAGACGAAAGCTATGGTAAAATAGTGGAAGAAGAAGCTGACAGGATATATAATGATTCTAAGCTCAATCCTTATGTAGAAAAAAGAACAGAACAGGGCAAGGTCATACAAAAGAAACTTAGCCGTGAGCAAGCATATAAGATGGCATGGGACACTTATAAAGATGAGTACTTTCAAATACAGCAGCAGATAGACTGGGCAAGCGCAAAGGCAGGCATACATGATTTTTGGGTTAATAGTTTGATAAACGGTATGCTTAACCAGACACTAAAAGCTGGATTGATGGCGCCAAAAGTACAAGAGACAATAAGAAACTCACGAATATTGGGATGGGCATACAGAAGACCACACTTTAGTATAGACGAGGTTACGAACACAGCAACAGCAAGAAACAGCAAAGCAGGCGCTTTAATGCAAATGCTTAAAGAGCCTTTTGGAGAGGGATTAGAAGAGTACTTGCAAAGTGTAAGCAGCAGCACTTTCTCAGGAGCTGCTGAAAATAACATAACCTCCTTTATAGACAACAAATTAAATGGAGACGGCACTGCAAAGGTAGGAGACAGTTTCAGTTCTGACTGGTCTGCGGCATGGTCATCCTTTACTGGGTCTTTAACAGATACAGAGAGTATTCAGTCAGCTATTTTAGGAGCTGTAGGCTCAATGATAGGCACAGTAAGCACACCAGGAAGAGGCTACCATAGAGACGAAAAGGGTAATCTTGTAAGAAACAGAAATTATTTCGGCTTAGAGAATTTACGACGAGGGTATAATGAGAGAGGAGAAGTCGAAAGTATTAGTGAATACTTACGAAGAATAACTCCCTGGAGAAGCGGATTGATAAACGCTTACTATGACAATAAGCGAGAACAGCGAGAAAACAGAGAAGCTGCAGCTACAATTACAAGATGGCTGCAAGACCCCCAGAATAGAGTAAAATGGGACGGCTTAGTAGGCACTGCCAACTGGATGACCCAAATGCAAAAAGCAATGGAGGGCAATGACCAATTTGCCTTCAGGAACTCTTTGCAGGGGAAAATGATAAACGACGTAATGGTGTTGTCAAAACTTAAAGGAACACCTTTTTACGAGTCAACAATGCGAACCTTGCAAGTGGCTTCAACGTTAGATGCCACTTCTGACTCTGCCCAAGAAATGATTAAAACTATGAGAGAAAACGGCGGAGAAGAATTTAGCGGTAAATCAGACGAAGAGATAGTGCAGAAACTAAAAGATAACGCTACTGCCATGTTAGGCACGATGTCCCAAATAGAAGAGGAAAGCAAAAACTTGGACAGACTTATGGGCAGAGTGGATGATGACACTAAAGAAAGTCTGATATTCGACAAGATAATGCAGCGAAACTTCACAGAAAGGCACGACAAATTAGAGCAGGAGATAGAAACTTTACGAGGAAAAATAAAAACCTCAAAAAGAAGCAATTTCTCAGATCTTACGGAAGAGCAAAAAAACCTTGTATTAGAATACGGCAGCCTGGAAAACGCCTTAAAAAAGCGACAAGCTATAGAGGAAAAGAAGAAAGAAGTTGAAGAACGTAGGGCAGCATTAGAAAAAATAAATAAGAAAAGCAGAACAAAAGAACAGAAAGAAGAACTTGATGAAATAAAGGATGTTTTAAAGCAAGCAGATGTCAAATTAAAGAAATTTGACGCACTGTATGAGCGTAATGAAAAAGGCAAAATAGTAAAGGATAAAGACGGAAAACCTGTACTTATGACAGCAAAAGATGTTCTTTTTACAGAAGAGGACATCATGAACCTTGACCCTATAACAAGAGCATACGTATTGCAACGAGGCTCCGCAAAATTCTATAATGCCACTCATCAGAACAAACAGAAAATAGAAACTCTTTCTCTGCAAGCCGAAGACTTACAACATAAAATAGAAGACTTAGAAGAGAAAAAGAAGCAGTGGCTAAATTCCGAAGGCGGTATAAAGAGGCATCACAACAAACAAGTACAGAGAACTGACAAGCAAATAGCAAAACTACAAGAGCAAAAGAGGCAAAAGGAAAGACAAATCGAAGCAGAAAAAAACAGAACTAAAACAGAAAGAATATACAGCGAAGAGCAACAGGCGGTAATTGACAATCTTGTAAATCAAGGAGTGCAAGAAGACGCTGATTTCCTTGATAAAGTAATTGATATGGGAAGGCTGGAAGGAGCGTTGAAAATGCATCAGCAGCAGTACCTTGAAATGCTTACAAACCCAGAGGCGTTCCAAAATTACGTCATGCAGGCGAAGGCAAGGGCAAAAAGAGATTTGTTAAGGAGAAGAACTGAAAGAGTGGCGAAAATAGAGGATTACAAAACTTTCGCACAAGAATTAGACAATCTTCTTGCAGGAGCTTCACAGGAAGAGCAGATGTACATAAGGAGTGTTCTTGAAGCAACCGAGATTAAAAGAGAAAGAGAAGAGGCTCAAGCAAAAGCAGAAGAAGGCACTACTTCTGAAGAAAGAGAAGAGGAGGGACAAAATAAAGAAGAGCAATCAAATGAGGAGCCCTCAACGGAATCTGAGACGGAAACTGAGACAAAGACAGAGACGGAAACTGAGACGGAAACTGAGACAAAGACAGAGACGGAAACTGAGACGGAAACAGAAGAAGCTGTACCTGCCAAAGAAAGCAATTTTCAAAGGTATAAGAGAAACGCTATGGAGATACAAAGACTGTCAATGCAGTTCCTACGTAAACCAGATCTGACAAATAATGACAAAAGCCTTTTGATAGACGCTATGCAATATTTACAGAGCAAAGGCGTTAGTTTAACAGACAGAGACGCCGCTGTTGAAGCACTTGCCGCTCCAGATGAAAGCGGATTAAGAGGCGGGGAATTTAGAAAATATGTGGAAAGCAAGAACTTGGAAAGAGATGCCTCTACCACTACCACATTTACCACTGTCGGAAAAATAGTAAGCGATTATGTAAGCGTTATCACTGGAGATTCTGAGGATATGACCCATAAAAATGAGATACATCCTACTGTGGAATCAGAATCTCAAACAGTAACGACACCTCCGCCTTCGCCTTCCCCTTCTCCTACAGAAACAGAAACAACCACACCGGCAAATCCGAAAGAGGAAACAGAGGAAAGAAAGGATGCGGGAAGTCCTGGAATTTTCGGGGTAATAGGACATAACAGTCCTGACGATATGCAATTTACAGACTCAGACGGCACTGTAGCTACAGGAACCCAAACTCCACAATCCCAAGACACTGAAGAACAGAAAAAAGAAAAGCCAGACTTTCCGATAATGTCAGCTTTCAAGGAAATGTCAGCTGGTGAAATATTAAAGTATATAGAGACAATAGAGTCTATTATAAACAACAGTTCTTCTGAGGAAGGCAAAGCTGAAGCAAGACGTGCCTTGTTAGAAATAGCGAGAATATGTATTGAAAGAGGAGAAACGATAAATACCGTTGATAATTTAAAGGAAATATTGTCAGAAGGTATCAATACCTTAAAACTCCAAGCTAATCAGCAGGAACAAGAAGATAATCCTTACAGCAAAGGGGCAGGGCTGTTGAGCAAAGCATTTGGAAAGATACAAAATCAAAGCGCACGAAAGCATAACAGAAGTATGGGCGCACCTATAAACAAGAAATCTTCAATGGTTCAGTCAATGAACATAGAAGGGATGCGTAAGGCTACACAGGGAAAAACAAGACCTTGGGCAGTCAGCTTCTATGATGCATACGACATAGACAATTTCCATAGAACCCACGAAATAGGATTTAACGAGCCTGTATATTTTATCACCAACTCTGAATGGGAAGAAGAAGTAGCCTCGCAAATGGGAGACCAATATAACGCACTTTATGACATGCCTGTAGTAGCTGTAATAGAAATGCGAGAACCTACAGAGGAAGATAAAAGAACCTGCATAGAAATTAATGGCCTATATTACCAGCCAATAGCTGTAATGAGTTCTACACAAGCCAATGTCAGCGGCTCAGCCTGGACTGGAGAACTACGCAAGAACGCCTCAAAAGAACAAGGGTTGCATTTTATTACAGAAAAAGGACTTCCTAATGGAAAGCCTATAACAACCACTGTATTTGGCAAGAATTATAGAGTAGGGTATCATAAAGATTCTACAGCACAATCTAAAAGAGATAACTCAAGACAGAATGACACCAATCTTATAGATGACATTCTAAATAATCTGCCTGACGCAGAAAGAGCAAGGCTACAGGCTATGCCCAAACAGAAAATGCTCGAAGACCCTGTGTATAAAAAAGCAAGAAAACAAAGGCTTGACATTATGTTCTGGGATAGTGATCCACAAAGCAAGACAGCCAATCATGTAGTAATAAGGCCAAACAGGATGAGGGGCAACAATGAGAAAGCATCCGGAATGATTGTTATGCCTGTAAGCATGGAGGAAAGCAAAGACAAACAAACAGGAAAATCATTGCTTGAAGTAATAAAAGATGAACCCTTAGAGGCTCTGAGAAGTTTCAACTCAAGGACAGAAAGACTGTTTGACGAAGTAATAAGACCTATGTTCCAATATTTGCCGAGACAGGATCATAAGGGAGACCGGAGCGCGTTGTGTATAACCCGCCAGACTTTGGAAGAGTCTGGAAAAACGGCAGTATCTTTAGCACAGGAAGAAGCAGCAAGACTTACTAAATGGTTGAACGGTTATGATAAAAGCGATAAAGAAAATACAAGAGGACTTGCAGGGGTAAGCAGCTTTGTGTATATGGACCCATCAAAATGGCGATTTGAAGTAACGTATATTCCGGAAGACCCAAAGAATGTTGTCGGAGAAAATGTGACTGACTCAGTAACCGCATATTCGGTGCAACTTATAGGCACAGATAAGATTATAGTTCTTCCAACAATTTATGCAGGAAAAAATGACATCCAGGGTGCATTGCTAATGATGCGCGACTTGCTATATGACTCTGCAACAGGCAGTTTAAGAGAAGGCATAAGGTGGCAGATACCTGCCAGTGACACTAATTTACTGCATGAGGAAGGTCCTGCAGGAGACCATGCAAGGAGGAATTATGCTGCAATGATAGATGATGGTCTGTTGAATTTTGCAGGATCAAGCAGCCAGTATAACATATCTGGAATACTGTTTAGATCCCCTACAGGAATGCGACTGTCTAACGATACAGCTGAAGTTGTCTCTAATAAAGACAATGCGGAACAGGGTCCTGCAATCAATAACGTTCCACAAGCAGAGGGTGCTATAATCACGGAAAAAGGAACACAGATAGAACCGAACAGTGGTGTACAAACTGATAATGACAAACCAGCAAAACCAAAGCAAGACTTAGGAGTGCCAAAACCTCAGCAAAGCGAAAAATATAAAAAAGCCAAAGCTGTTGCCGAGCGCATACAGGAAGACTCAAAAGAGTTTGCACTTTCAGAAGATGAAAGCTGTTATGTGACAACGGATAAGAGGACAGGGGAGACTACCCGCTATGCGAGAGTGACATCAATTATAAAGGCGGATGAAAGTGCCAAGCCTTACAATCCGACTATTGTGGAAATACTGCAACATTTAGGCATAGCGGAATCTGCCATAACAGAAGAGATGACTCATGCAGGCAACATACAAGAGTTGAGCCAAGCGACAGGAATGTCTATATCAAAAATACGCAGGGCTATTGCTGAAGCCAGAAGTGCCCACGCTAAGACCGCCTATGGAGCATGGGCTACTCCATCAACAGCTATAGGAACAACAGTTGACTCCATAGTAAGAGATTTCTTCAATGGAGAGACTTCAGAAACATCATCTTATCCCAACACTACAAGAGAAGCAGTAAGCAAATTCCAGGAACAGTTGCAGCGGTTTAAAGAAAGTTTGGAGGCAGAAGGAATACATATAGTACCTAATGGAGTAGTAGCACATGGAAATATAACCACAACAGACACAGACGGCAAGAAGCATGATGTGAAAGTAGCCGGCACTCTTGACCTGTTCGGCTATGATGATAACGGGAACTTCTATATCTTTGACATGAAAACTGTAAGAAACCACGGCAAAGAAAAATTAGAAGCTGAAAGGGGAAAATGGTCGAGACAAATATCTCTGTATGCAGATTTGCTAAGCCAACAATATGGAATAGACATAGACAGGAAGAATTTACGTATAATTCCAATAGATGTAGAATATGAAGCACCACAGGGCAATAGAACTAAAGGTATGAATCCAGCAGGAGGAGTGTATAGTGAAGGGCAAGACCATCAACTTACTCTAACCTATAGAGACGGCAGCACAAAAACTGTACAAAACAGCAATCCTAAGATGCAACAGACTGACGCAGCACAATACCCTGTGGGTTATACATCTTTGAAAATTAACTGGGATAACTTAACATCAACAGAGCAAGATATAGCTGAGGGTCTTCAAGCAGAACTGCAACAAGCAGAACCAGAAGCAAAACCAGTAGAAGCAGAAGTAGAAAAGCCAGAAGAACCCAGTGCCACAACTTCACAAGATAGACAAAACCCTCCTGCAGATAATAATTTGCAAAACTCTCCCACAGCTCCTCCTATAGTACCAAATGGCACAGAACCCCTAATGCCTTTGTGGAAAGACCTATCAAAAGAGGCACAATCATTTTTAGGCAGTGTACTCGGCATATCAGATGAGGCAAGTTATAATGAAATGCTTTCAAATGAAATTATGGCTGAAGCTGTAAAGCAGGGGATGAAGTGCGGGGGTTTTATATAATCTGTCAGTATTGACAAATTAAAGAAAGCAAGGAAAAGAAAAATTTATTTTTCCTTGCTTTCTATTTGATTTTCAGTTAAGAAGCATTAAAAGAAACCAAACAGTATTTGAGTAATATGATTTATGTTTATTTTTGCATTGTAAAACAACCTAAGTAATAAAAATGAAAACTGAAAATCTAAAAACTAAAGCATTGTCTTTGCATGATAATGGCCTCACTGTAATGCCTTTATATGGCGTTGACTTATTTGAATGGAGAGATTACAGAAACAGCACCCAAACAAAACAAGATATAGAAGGGATTAATTGGGGTGCTGCTATCGGCATGTCTGTAATAGCAGGATCTTACCATGTGAATAACATTAAAGCTGTTAAATTTGGTATAAGGGATATGGAGATAAAAGAGGTTATTAACAAAGTGTTAAGTGCCTTATCTTTACCTGTTGACTACCCATGGGTAGCAATAAGTACAGACAAAAGCAGTTTTGTGGTTATTATACAAGGAGAGTATCTGCAAGGAGTAACTTTGATAACTGGAGAATGGGAAAAACACAGAGTTCATATTATTATGGAGGGAACTGTTTTTATCCCCAAGTATTTTGACATTCCTAAGGGCAATCCTCTAAGGCTGGACAATGCTATTATGAATAGATTTCTTTACAGCATTAGAAATATACATGGACTGCAAACGGACGAAAGAGGACATTATAAATACTATAAATAAAGACTTATGAGAATTAATTTTGTTGTACTGTTATTTACAATAACCGGAGTACTACTGCTGCTATGTCTCTGTGACATGCCATACGGCTATTATACTTTTGTGAGGTCTTTAACGGCTATTGTATGCGTGTTTCTTGCCATTAATTTCAAAAGCATCGGCATAGGCATAAGCTACTATCTGTATCTTATAATAGCAGCGGTATTTCAACCTATATTTAAAATACCTTTTGGAAAAACCTTATGGCAAATATTTGATGTACTGTTAGCATTGAATTTTCTAAAGATAGCATGGAATAACGCGACTGTGAAAGGATTTGTTCCGAGATATCGAGAATATTCAGACATAGATGTAATGAACAGTCCAATAAGAGGTATGTATTTGGCAGAACTTCTGACTGAAGAGTGCCCCATAGCAGATAGGTATATAATGGGAAACGGGGGTTTAGGGCATTTCATAGTACTATGTAACGGAGGCAGAATGAAATGTTCTATACATTATATTAACATTGCCAAGAAAATAATTGTTGAAATTTCTGTAGATAACATTATAAAGGAAAAGAAAGAAATCAATGTAAGAGACAGGTCAGATGAGGCAGTTGTAGCAGATATACTTGCAATGAAATCATTTAAAGAACCACTGAACACTTAACATTAATAAAATAAAGGCAGGAAAAATAATCCTGCCTTTACTCTAAAGTATAAAAATCATCTGGTTCTGAGTTTTCTGCCAAACTCGTAGTTTTCAGCAGCCTCATACGGATGTTCAATAGCCCAGACATTTTTATAATAAGGAATAAGCCTTTTAAGGTGATACTCGAACTTAGTATCCCCTTCTTCAAATCTGCCAGTCGGACTATCACTCTGATAAAAGAACTTTGAATCCTCCTTATCGGCAACTACTGCTCCAATCCCTTCGTATGCTAAGTTGTAAAGATCCATTGCCGCTGAAAATCCTACAGGAGCTAAAGTGCCTAATTGTCCTATATTCTGATATAATTCTCCTGGTGTAAAGAAAGCCTGCTGTTCCAACAGCCCACGCATCACTAAATAATAAAAAGCCCCCGTAGTGGGATCATCATCATCATCGTCATCCGGAGCAAGACCAGCTTTTAGTGCCCACAACAACAGAATAAGCAGCATGGAAGCATTAAAGCGTCTTACATTGAAATACTGCTCCTCAGAAAATCCAGCTCTTTGCATAGCTTTATTAGCATTGGGGGTAAACGGACATGCCATGGCAAGCATCAAACTGAGACTTTCTTTTCGATGACTTCTTAAATCCCCAATTATGGTAGCGACCATTTTTAAAGCGGTGTTTGAGAAGCCTTCTACGTACTTACCCCTACTAATACTTGCATGATTATTGGAAAACATCCATTCGATGTTTCCCAAAGCCCACCCTTTCATGCATAGAAAAGCATTGGTGAACCAATTTTGATGAAAAGCCGTTTTGTTCGCATCATTGTAAATACCATGAAGATTGTCACAAATGTCCCTTGCTTTATTCATGTAACAAATTTTATCGTTCTCAGTCCAAATAGCATTATATATTTGGTCTCTTATAACTTGCAATGCATCTTCAGAGGTAGTCACATTCAGATTATGTGCATTAAGCCAATTTCTCTCTTCTACAGTGAAATTCATTCCTGTTTCAGCCACCATAAGAAGCCATCTCAGCCATGCAAATCTGTCAGCCGCATACTTTTGGCGGTCTTCAAGTGGAAGATTATTGAAGGTGTCTCTCAAAGCCATTTTCTCATCAACATGATTGAGAGTATAGACTCTGTCAAGGTATTCTGGAAAATTAAAGTAGAGCCATTCCTCAAAATCAGTTCTGCTCTTCCCCACCTTTTTAAGGTAGAAACCCTTATTATTAAGGCTGTCTATAGTAATTTCGGAGGAACTGACAGGACACATTCTATCAAACTGAAGAGTATATCCAGCTGAAAGAGACCTACCATTCAAGACTTCATCATCGTTATTTCTTACACGTTGGTAGGCGTCCCAAAGATTTTTCGCCTCTGTGCCATCCTCATTATATAATTTCGTACCATTTGCAAGTGCAAGGTAAGGAATCGCCTGCATGTAATGATCACCAGAACTATAGGGCAAGAAATTCAGGTTTCTGATTATATTATTCATGCGGCTTCTTGTAGTGTGCCAGCTTCTGAATTTACCCTTAGCGTTCCCCTGAAATGACATAACCTCTAAGAAAAGGCTAAGTTGGTCATTTTTACGCAGCTCACCAGCGTACATCCATAATCTCGGAAGATTCTCAAAATACCACTTATTAGCTTTCACCCAATCCTTGAGTGTGAAAGCATCTCCGGCTATAGCTTCTTTAAGGTCATTATTAAAACCAGTGAAAGTATTAACCATACCTCCGAGAGGATTGCCTGCAAGATAAAGAGCACCTCCTAAAGAGGACACCGTGTTTATAATTTTTCCTAACATCCACCTTTTCTTAGCTGTAGCAAAGGCAAGCTGAGTAGTGCCTATACCATATACCTGCTTATCAAGAAACTTCAGATAACGTCCATAGGCCATATTCTTCTCTCCTTTATTATACATTTCATTGCTGGAACTTGATTTCCACCAATTTACCATTACTCCATTTATCTTTGTTATTTTATTTGGCTTTACTTTTCTATTATAGAGAACAGATTTCCCTACCTCCAACGCATCAACAAGATTGCTTAAAGCATCATAGGTAGTAGCCATTGAAGCATACGCCAATGTTGAATGCATAAGGTCTGTTGACAAATCTTCCAAGTTCTCAATCTTACGCACTCCAAATATAACAAGACGGTTAGGTCTTTCCTTCTCATAGTCAAGCGCAGTGCCTAACATGTCATCATCCGGATGATTCATAGTATTAAGGTCACCATAGTCAGTATCCTGACTGGTTGCCACAAACTTTTCAAGGACATCTCTGCGCATAAATTTTTTGGCAGCGTTTTTAGCCTTTTGCACAACTCCCATATTAGAGAAATTCGCAGAATTGCGCAGAGCGTCAGAAAATGTGCCACGGAACTGCGGAAGTCTTCGAGAAACAGTGGCACCTTCAGGCAGCAAAGAGTCAAGCTCTTGCTTAATTTGCATATAATCCCGAACCCACAGCGATATGCTGTCATTAGCATTTTTCTTGCTCTTATACTTTCTCTCAAGATTATCCCAAGCATCTGTCTTATACTTTTTATTAGGCATCCAAACAACTTTCACAGTCTCTTTCGTAGAGGGGTCAGTATATACTACCTTAACACTATTTTCCTTATTCCACTCTTTATATTTAGCATGATAATATTCATCCCATTTAAATCCTTTTGTAAAGCCTGACCATGAAGCTATATTAGGATTAGCCTTTTTAAACTCTTCCCACCAATATCTCTTATTCTCCTCTCTCGCCTTCTCCCATTCTCCATAATTGACAGCATAAGGATTGTCAGCAAAATCAGGATCATCATCAATATAAGCGTTAACCATATCAACATCAGTTTCCACTAAAGGAGGAGGAAGAATAATGTTTCCTGTAGGAACACCATTTTCATCCTTCTCAAAAAGATCCCGCATGTCAAGACCCAAATCTTTTCTGCGTTTGTTAAGAAGAAGCAACCTGTCTTGATACTCCCAAGTGTGTTTGTCAGCAAGTCCAGTTGCCACTTTCACTACATGGTTAACAATTTGTCCTATAATATCAGGATTATTAGACATAGAACTCAAATACCTATGAAAAAGATCAATATCAACCACATTTCCGGAAGAGCCTGTAACTAACTCTTCAATGCTGAGCTCTTCAGGACGTTCTTGTTGACCAAACCAAATATCTTTCCACAGTTTCCCAGTAGAGGCAGTAATGTAGTTTTTTCCATAGGCATCTTCACAAAATCTGGCAAAATACTCACTTTCCTTACAAGTAAGCGCACTCTCAGAATGGACAAGAATTAATAAGCAGTCATTAAGAGTTTTTCGCATATCTATAGTGTGCCAAATGCCATTAATATCCTGGTATCTAACATTGTCAAGAGTAGTGCCATAAGGATTTTTTAATGAGTTTTTCCCCTGAGACTGCATTGCCATATCAATAGCCTTAACAGCATTGGTAGCATTAGTCAGAAAAACTCTTGCTTGCCGAAGATTTCTGCCATATCTGGACATATTCGCATAAAAATCAGCTTTAGTAGTATCAACAGACGAAAGCAGACTGTCTAATTCCTTACCAGGACCAAGATATTCCGAAATTTGCACAAGCGCCTGCACAATTCCATCGAAAGCCAACTGGTCAGCAAAGACATCTCCATTCATTTGCAGTACGGACTGTCCACTTGCAAAGTCATGCGCCGCAAGCGCCATTTCTCCAAAAGAGGCTTCCAACTTTCCTTCAAGATCATCTTTGCATATAGCCTGCAACTGTGTTACCGCTCTGCCCAAGCTGTCCGCCACATCCCTATATACCTGCTGATTGAATGAAAGCGCAGCATTATGCATAGTCTCCTGATAGGACAAAGCATTTTCAACTGTAAACTTACTGCTGCCGTTTGCAAAACCATAAGCTATCTTATTGGCTACCTGCTCCGCCTTAGCAATGCCCCACTTTAACTCATCCCCTTTAATGTTATAGAAAATTCTTTTTGCAAGGTTCGCCACTCTGTTCGCAAGAACATACAGGGGGTGTTTAGCCTTGCCAGAGATTTTTCGCTGCAAGGCTTTTCCAACAAGTCTTCCGGCAGTCTCTCTTGCAGGATTATCTCCAAGCTGCGCCTCTCTGTACTCTTCAGAGCCTAACGCTTGCTCTCTCGCGGCAGCATCTTTCAGAAGTGTCTCCATACGTTTGACCAAAGGATTGTCTCCAAGCGCACCTACCGCAAAATGTCCAGCTTCCTCAGCAAGCAAATCAGTGACATTGCCTTTATTACTTACCTCTATGAGACCCCAGAGTCCGTTTTCAGTCTTAGAAACATCCTCAGTAGAGTATCTGCTGCCAGGCCGGGAATCATCCAAGAACTTCGCAGAAACTCCATGTCTCTCAAGAATGGAAATGATCTCCTTTTCAACTTCAGCACTCCTTACAGTATCATAAAGTTTCTTCTGTTCAGAAAGTGTACTGTCTGTTTTTACATTTTTCCCATTGCTGTTTGGAACAGTTCTGTTTTTAGCTACTACAGAAACATGATACTTACCTTTTCCTACATAGGACATAGTTGCCATCGCTTTATCCTCAAACTCTACAGAAGCGCTAAAATCCTGTATTTTCCTTAACGCTACATCATAAGAATATTCCCCTTCACCAATATCCCTGTTGAGAACTTTAAGGAGGTTATCCGTATCTAAATCCCAATTAGCGATTTTCCTTAAAGCATTAAGGGTAATCTGACCGTTCTCATCAGTACGGAAGTCAGAAGACTCTCTCGCATGAGAGAGCCATTCTTCTGACGTTCCGATACCATAATATTCTTTTGACAGGCTTCTGTCATTATCAGTGTAATGAAGGCAATCATTAAACAGTTTGCTTTCTACCACTTCACCTTTGGTGTTTTTGCAATACACCCCAATAGTACATGATGCACCCATATAATATGTTTTGTTATCCTATATTAATTTTAACACGCCTGCATTGGATTTCCATGTTCATCCAACACCATAATACCGTCTTTACGCACAGCATTCTTAATAGCTTCTTGCATAAGTTTAATCTTCTCGTCAGTCGCTTTTGTCATTTGTGATATGAAATCCTTATAATTAAAAGGTTTTTTAGCACGCAAATAAGCAGCTGCAAATTCCTGTAAAATACTATTTTCCATCTCTTGTCTGCTGACAGCAGATTCATCTCCTTCCTTATATTGAGAAGGAGGTTCTGAATCAGAAACTGTTTCGGCATTTCCCAAGTCATATTCCTTAGACATATAGTCATCAAAAGACTCTGCTCCTAAAGAAGGAGCTGTATCAAGACTAACTGTATATCTCATAGAGGCAGACATTTGTTGAGGACCCATATCACCCTCATAAGAAATAGCCTTAGTGGAGCCTAACGGCAGTATTCTGCGATACCGCATAGTATAAGACTTGTTCATATAGAAAGAGTTTTCAGAAGAATCTGTGTAAGACTCCGGATTATCTGCCATGTAGTAGTGGTCTCCTATTTTCAAGACAGGAGTCCAAACAGCATTTCGCACCTTATGATCTTTTTCATCAATTCTGACAATTCTATTACGTGTGCCTGTATCATTTTTACCATTTAAAGTACTAACATCAATAGTGATATACTCACGATAATTTCCAGTTTTAAGATCAACAATAGAGTTATTGCCAATAAGTTGCTTACGGACAAAATTCTTGACTTCAGGCATCCAGTCAACATTAAGTGTCCACTTGGTATTATCAAGATGGTTAAGCAGATATTGTTTTACAAACTGAGAGTTTTGCACTCCCATATTTTCACCATTAAGAATTTCATAAAGAAATTGCCTATAAGAACGGCTTTCCCCATAGTGCATAGCCTTCTTTTGCTCCAAAGACATGTTCTCCAGGGTTTCCTGATTAAAGAATATGTTAGAAGGAACACTTAGACCTGTAACATTTTGGCTAAATAACTCAAGCTCTCTTGAAGAGAGGGTCTTGGCAATCTTAAATTTCAGTTCAGGATGACTGAGCGCCTCCTCACAGAGACTTCTTACATCGTTAACTGAAAGAGTCTCAGGCCAGCAAAAAGACTCATTGTGTAAAACACTAAACATATTAGGATTATTGTAGGCAGCTCCAAAGTTATCCGCCATAAGACGCATTTCCTCATCATCACGAGAGAATACAAGAACATCATCTCCCTGAGGATGAACAACATCAAAAGCCTTAGGTTCCAAGCTATGGTTACGGGGAACTTTAATGTTGTCCTTGACTTGAGTAGGCGCAAGATGCATGAATGAGATAGGAGAAAATTGAAAGCCCATTTGATAATAACAATACATAAATAAGTCCCTACCTACAGTGAACTTCTCATAGTTCTTAGGGTAACCATGATCATCAACCTCCATTAAAGAAGCCCATGACTCCCGAATATCCTCCTTAACCTCTGAGTCAAGCCCTCCAACATCTTGTATAGAAAGTTTAAAAGTATCAATAGGCTTCTTGCCTCCCAGACCATCAGGAACCTCTTTAACAATAAGCTGCGGCGTTATGTATTTAAAAAGCGCAAGTCTTTGAAGCTCTGGATACTTAGAAAGCATTAATGACGCTTCTTCAGCAAAATGTTCCCTATAATATTCTCTATTTGTTATATTATATTTTACTCCATCTCTCTCATAAGCGGCTTCTCCGTTAAACAAAGATTTTGTTTGCGAGGCAAGCGCAAATACGAGAATTTCCGAATGGATGCTGTTAATTTCATCTTCAGTAAGAGAGCCATAGGAGGCTGATTCCTGCAGTGAGTGCCTTGCATTAGAATATAAAGGCCGGTCATAGGGGTAATATTTTTGCAACAAAGAAAGCGCTTTCCTATTACAGTCAAACATACACTGCTCGTAAGCGAACGGATTATACCTGACTTGGTGCAGATATTGCTGTCTTGTATAGTCCATAAGACTGCGGTCATTATCAATAGGTCTGCCTAAAAGACCTGCCTTCTTCAGCCCTTTAGCCACAATCATTCTACAATACTTTGTACTTGCTCCTTCCGTATCTTCTTGGAAATCATCAAGATATGTGGCAACTTTCTCCTGTTGGGCATACAAACCTCCAAGCGTAGATTTCACGGAATTTGAAGCGGTAAACTTAGTATTAAGGACAAAGGCGGACACATCAGCAGCAGCTTTAACCACTTGCTCAAATAAATCTAAGACAGCCTTCTGCATAACAGCGTCATTAGCCATAAAATCTTCAGCGCCTCCTCCCTGTTCCTGTGCAAGACGATTATTAATGATGCTTAGCGCAAGATTTTCAGCAGACAATACAGGCGCAGAACCTCTATTACCGGCACCGAGATGACTGTTGAGCTCCTCTTTCGCATTGCTAATAGCTGATGTAAGAGCTGTTGTAGAACTACTGTTGGCATTAAAAGCCTCCCTGCAAATTTTATGTATTATAGGCTGATTGAAAAGAAGCCCCACTTCCTTAGTACTATACCCCAGGCGCACAAGCATAGCTCCCGCATCAGCCGTAAGTGTGTTAAGGTTAAGGAAATTCAATACAGGGTCTTTGACCGCATCAACAGAAGCAGCAAGAAATTCCGCCATATTAAGATCAACCCTATATGCCTCATCAGGATTTTCCTTATGCAGAAAATCCTTGAAGCTATGTCCGCAAAAGGATATAGCTTCATTCAACTCGAAGACATCCATAGCGGAACAAAAGGCATGATGAGTGTTCTGATTGGCAAATATTCCTATGAGTTTTCCAGCTACTTGATTCTGCTGATTGTAAATAAGAATAGTGTAAGGATCAGTAGCATCATAATTTGGCTCCGGGTCAGGCGCTCCATTTTGAATATTCTCCTGAATGGCATTAAGATCGACTTTACCGTCTCTAACTACATTTGAAACATCTCCAAACATTAATTCCCTATGAAACCTTGCGGCATCAGAAGCGTTCTGAAATCCGCCAGGAGTATAGCGTTGCCTTACAGTCTCAGGATCAGAAAGCCTTGCCTGTATAAGGGAAATAAGCAAATTGTTTCGCGCAGCTCTTGTATTTTCCTCAGGCGGCTTGCTAAAATCATATTGCTCTATCCATCCAGAAGGAGCCTCTTTCTGATTAACGGTCGGAGTTGCACCAAGAGACTGTGCAGACTCCCGAAAAGCGTCATTTTTATTTTTGCCAAACTTTTTTTCAATATCAGCCTGTTCCCAGTAAGAGTTGAGTGTAGTAAGGTGTACCACCTGCCCGTGATTAAATTTAATTAATCCTGCTGGATGGCTCGTTTCAGCAATATGCCTGGCTTGTTCCAACACTCCTTTTATTTCTGGATTTTCATCATAAAAAGATTTCCAAATCTCATTTTTCTGACTGTCAGAAAAATTCTCCTCTATAAAACTGCTGTTCTTATAATGCTTGTGGTATTCACGCCGCATAAAGTAGAGCTTGTCAATATCAAAGTCAAAGCCTGCTATAGTAGTACCCTGTGGAGGAACTTTTAAAGTGCCTCCAGCTATTTTAGAGGTGAACCTTTTTATTTTAAGGTTGATCATGGAATAGTCACGTTCTGTAGGGATACGATAAGCAATTATGCTTAGCAGATCAGGATAGTCTTGCTCAATAAGAGGCTTATAGACTTGTGCCTGCGGATCGGTATGCTTACAAGGAACAAGCTGACCATCAACCTCCTTATAAGTATAAGACATATACTTTTTATATTCGGGACTGTCTTTAGCTATAGGCTCACCTGAAGGGATAAGTTCTCCATAATGAGCAGCATCAGCAAAACAGTATTTCTCAAAAGAAAGACTGCATTTCTGTTTGACAGTAGAGCCATCCTTAGCCTTCACATCAATGGTGAAAGAGAGGTCAAAGGGCATTTCGCACTCAGCATAAAGAATATTAGCGTTATTATCGGGATCCTGTACATACCTCAAATTCCCATCCTCTTCATAGCCATTGATGCCAAAAGCGGACACTTGCACAGCGGAGCCGCCATTAATTTGCTGCTTGTTGACAACCTTTTTAAATACTGAGAGAATCAGCGCTGCTGTATCATGTTCAAGACTCCCCTCAAAGAGGGGCATAAAGAACTTTTTAAGGTCTTCCTCAGAGCCAGTAACAACATAGGAAAACAAATTATCCATAGCTTCTCTGGAAGAGCCTATGGTTGACTGCTTGAGAAGATCTGCCAGTTTCTCAATGTCAGAAACATTAGAAGCAAATTTTTCATAAGAATCCCAAATGTTAGCGCAAATAAGGCTGTTGAACAAAGCTAAAATGTTTTTTCCTGTTAAAGGACTTTTCGTGTTGAGTCCATCCCCTGTATCAAGATTAATAAAATCAGTAGGAAGATACTCAGACTTTAACGCCATCATACTTATTCCAGACATTATAAGTTTGCGCACCTGTGTCCCGAAAAGCTGTGAGGTGTTTATATGCTCAGGAACGTTACTCTGAATACGATAGTCTCTATAAGGCACCTGATGAACCACACATCGAGAGAGCGCATCTGTAAAGCCATTTGTGTCTTGAGCAACTTTGACAGCATAATCTTTCCAGTTTTTATCCCTTACAGTCAATGGCTTGCCATTTAAAGAAATAACTTCATTGTCCTCATTGAGAAGCTGACCCAAACTATCTGTCTTATATTTGAAATTAGCTTGTCCAAAACATCCCACTTTAGCTATTTTAGTAGAGCCGACCAAATCAACATCATGCTTGTCCATCCAAAGCGCCAGATCACGAAGTTTGTTCCCCTTGGGTAACAATGCGGGAATAATAAGGGATTCAGCATACTTATGCTGCACAGGAATATTACGATAGGCATCTATAGTAACAGGATTTCCATTAGCATCTCTTATCACTTTACCTTGTGCATCCTTTTTGACTACTTTCACCAAATACTTCTCATGAGTAAACATATATGGTTTAATAGGCTGTAAAGTAACAGCGAAACTTGAAATCTGACGCAACTCATCAGCTGTGAGATCAGAACCATCCGTATGCTTCTCTTCAATAGATGCAATCACCTTATAAGCGTTCTCCATATCAGAAGTCCAACGTCCTGCCATACCCATAACCTTTCTATAGGATCTAAGAGTACGATAGCCCTGACCGTCAGTGAGCGTGTTGGCGGTGTACTGGCTGTATAACTTATAATTGTCCTTGCCAAGCAGCCATTTGAGCTTGTCCTGTCTCATTTTCTCCGCATTACCAGTAAGGGGCTTAATGATTCCGTTTTTAATCTCAGCATCAACATCTTCCCTATCTTGTATAGCATAAGTGCGAAGGATAACTTCCATAAACTCAGGATTAAACTCTTCTGCATTTATAGAAAGGTCATCAAAGTAAGCAAACCTCTCAACGCCATCTTCACTGTAAAGATTACCATCCCAATCGCGAGCTTTAAGGTCAAGAAGAGCACCAGGCGCATGAATTTCCTTATAGCGCTTCTGCAAGTCCTTAGTGCCGTGATAGAAAGAAGGGTCAATAGTCATAAGCTGCAACTGCTGAGCAGTAGCCAATTTAGTGTTCCAGTAAAACTCCTTCAACTTGCGGTCAATATTTTGCGGATTGGCAAGTGAGGAAACATTTTTATACTCCTTTCTTGTGCCAGTGACCTGTCCTCTATCATTAGTGACCTTAATATCAACAGTCTCAAGAACTTTGAGATTTTCCAGTCTTTGCTTGAAAGAAGGAATCTTAACACCCTCATCTGTAGTAATTCCATTAAGTGTCACATCATTAAGGTATTCACGGATAACCGCCTTAACCTTATCAGCCTTATACTCATCTTCTTTATTAATGCGATACTTACTGCTATATTCCTTGCTGCCCGGATTCAGAAATGTAAGAATAGAAAAAGTATCAGACATCTTGTCCACAGGCTTGCCATTAGCGTACATGGTATATGACATAGCCTTATCAATTTCCATTCTGCGCTTTTCCTGAATATAGATGTCAAAGAAAGCATCAATGACCTTGTTTTCAGCAGCTTCATCAAAATCAAAACCTATTCGAGACACAGGTTCTGTATCAGTGGTAGGGTCAATCACATTACCACTTTTAGAGTAGGCTACCGCCGAAGTTACGCGAGGAGCTCTGATATATTTAGAAACCCCTGCATCGCCAAGAACAAATATGGGATATAAGGCAGAGAGCCTTTTTCGTGGATCACGAGAGTTTTTCGCACCAAAATACTTGTTCTGCTCCTCGTCTGCCCAAAAGTGCACAAGCATATCAATAGCATGTTCCTTAGAGGTAAAGTCTTCAAATTTCTTGTCTGAAGTTCCTAAATCCCGCTCATAGGAGAAGATGCTTGCCACACTGTTCCTTAACGGCACCTTGCTGTTATTACAAGCAAGAACCATCTCTGCAAGCCATGTATTATATATCTTACCTCTTTCTCCACCAGACTCTATATAATCATCAGACACAAAGAAGGGATCTTGCAAATATTCTTCAGTAAGAAATTGCAGAAGACCCTGCTTGTTATCAGTATCCACATACCGCTGGATAGTCTCAAGCCTATCCCCCAAGTAACTGGGAGCAACATGCGAGTACATAGTGTTATCCATATATCGCGCTCTTGACTCAACGCGGAAGCCCTCCTGATATTTGGAAATGATATTAAGAAGTTTCTCAGTATGATCTTTGACAGCAGTCCCCTTACCTTTATCCCTGTTATATATCGTTCTATAGGAAACACGGTGATTATTAAGATACTCAAGCGCTTTCGCTTTATCTTCAGCATCTTTCGGATTACATAAGTGCTTGAACATGGTATGTTCCTGACCACTCAGCATATACAGAATGCCTGTATATTTTCCATCTGGATTGAACAAGTCCACAAGTTCATCCTGCACTCTATAAAGATCATTAGAATTGAGGATAGCATCAACAGTATCAACTTCCACATCAAAGCCTAATGACACGAAAACTTCAAGAAGGAACTCACGCTTTTCTCGCCAACTTTTCTGCTTATTTTTACTAAAATCAACCAGCATAGAACTATGAGCATAAGTTTTTAACCCTGCAAAGGCACCTGGAGCAGATGTTCCCTCATCTGTCCATTCCAACACTTTATTGCGAAGGTCAGCCAGTCTTTCCCAATTAACCTCACCCGGCTTACCATTTTTCCCCTCATCAAAAATACACTCAAAAGGCCATATTTTCAAACATCCCGGATGTTTCCCATGTGAAGTCATGGACACCTCATATTTCTTCAGAAGAGTGTTTTTTGACTTATTAAGTATTATAGTTAAAAATTTCTTGAGTCCTTTCTTCTTAAAATATGAAGCATCTTCTTTCATTTCAGAATAAGGCTGGAAGTTCTTGCGAAAATCAACAAAAAACTGAGTTCTTGCTTGGGGGTTAGCATTAAGAACGTTAACAATGCCTTGTGCCCATGCAAATTTAGCTGTTTGATGCGCCTTATCAGAGCAGAGCATAGCTAACATGTCTTCAGAGTCAGCTGCTTTCCCAATCATCTCCTGAAGAGCTTGATGAGTCTTTACGGGGTCCATGAATTTCATATAACCAAAGGAGTCAACAACATACTGAGTTTTTACCCCTGCATATACAGGAGTTGGATTACCACTATTGTCTATTCCATCTTTATAGTAGGGTATGGACACCATTTGAGGAACAGTGGAAAGAAGCCTTCTGACTTGTTTCCCTACGGAACCATACGCTGAGGTAAGATCTGATTTTTCTTGCCATCCGTCTCTCTTTGACTCGGAAATATCCCATTTAGCCGCGATGTCGTTTTCTCCGAAACTGTCTGAAGAAGCTGCTGTCGCATATTCTTTACTAAGACCTATTTTAACTCCTTCCGTAGAAGTCAGTGACTTGAGCGCGAAGGGCGCAAGCTCGTTCCAATTCTCAAGAAGTTTAGTATATGCTTCATAACGTCTCCGACAGAGATCCTGATACTCTTTAGCAATTATAGGCTCGCCTGCCCAGCTGAACTTCTTATCTTTTTGATATTGTTCAAACGCTTTCTCATAGTTGCTTTCCTGCATTTCAGCAAAGTACCGTTGTCTCTCCTCAAGAGCAGTATTATAAACACCCTCAAGTATAGCAAACTGACCGCCAATATGCTCTCCAGTCGTTGTAGTAAATCCATTAATCAACACTTCTCTTGAAACACCAGACAAGCCACCCATAAGACGGTCCACTTCTTCTGAAAACAAAGTCGAAATATGTGACACTGCCTCACTTCGCTCATCTAAAGAATAGGAATGTTTCAAAGCGTCCCATGCCCTTTCCGGATGTTTTACAGAACTTTTGAGTCGAGCGTAATGTTGCATTCTTATAACGCTACGAAAAGAACTTAGTTTTTTGTACACCTCAAGGGGATTACTGTAATCCAATTCTGGGATTTCATTTCCTCTTTCCGCTTCTTCCTGCCGATATTGATCATATAACCCCCTAAGCGCTGTTATTTTACGAGGACTCCAGCCTTTACCACCCATTACAGGACTCCAACCAAACATTCGTGCCACTTGTGTGTCTAATTTTGCATCAAAAAGATGACATACAGAACGTATCATAAGTATAAAAATTTTTGGCAAAAATAATCTATTTCTCTAAATTATGAAAAGCCTTAATTAAAAATTTTTATTTCCTAATTACAATAAAAAGGATAATAAAAAGAACAAATTAAGTGTTTTATTTTAATCATCAAGGATAAGGGCGTTCTTGCCCAGGGCTTCAATGATGTTGGTCTTAGCGCCCAATTCCTTATCAGTGAGCTCCTGCTCTGTGTCGTCACTAAGGTTAAGCACATACCACTTAGAGCCATCGTAAGTGATGTGCTTGCTGCTCCTAAGCCCGAAATTGAGTTTTATGTAGCAGTCACATCCCTCGCTTCTTGACGAGAGGGCCTTGAGACTGTCAATGCCTGTTATTACTTTTTCCATAATCTGTTTGCTTTAATTGTCATTACTGGTTATTGTCATCCTCCTCAATCTTATACCTCTTGAAGTAGAGAGTATGATGATTAAGGGCATATTTTATAGCGGTCGCTGAACAGCCGAGCGCCTCAGCGGCTTTTGAGAGAGGCTCGTAATGAGTGACCTCCCCTGTGCGCATATCAGTGACTTTGACAGCCCTAAACTTCCTGGCTATAGGCTTCTTGAACACATAGAAGTCTTTATCAACGGCGCAAAGCTCCCATCCCTGGCTGCCGAAGCTGTCAAGCTCCTCTTCAGAGGGATGGGAGCGGAAAATGTGAGTCTTGTACTCAAATTCTATCATATTCGCAAATGTTTAAGACGGACAAGCTATTTGTCCTCCACTTCCAATGTATATTCCTCATTATGATCTCCACAGGTCATACACCATCCTAAGTCCTTGTACTCTCCATGAGTACACAGAATTTGTATCAATACCTCCTGCAAGTCAGAGAGGCTGTCAGTGTAGTCAATGAGCACATGAGCAGCCTTGCGCACTTCCTCAACAGGCATGTCAGCGGTTTCCTTGCCATTGACAGTAAGACTGTTACGTGTGCATCCTTCGCTATATTGAAATTTCATATCAGTTATAAGTTTTAATTGTTAATTGAACACAAAAGACAGCCAGTTGTAATAAGCTCTGTTCTTGTCATAACCATCGACACTCTCCATCAGATAAGCCTCCTGCTCAAAGGAGACATGCCTGTAGGCGGTGTGGAAGTTCCAGTAGCGGAAAACCTTTACGAGCCACTCCACAGCGTACCACAAGTAGAAGAAGACATATAATGTTTCCCTCATCTGCGCCGTGTGTATCGCCTCGTGCGTCAAATCCTTTTGGCTCATCTTAGCTTCCTTACGGACAAAGAGGACACCAAAGAGATTGACTGCCTTGTACCCCTTGAAGGGGATAATGTTGTTATATACTATTTTCATGTCAGCTAAATTCTGTTGAGTCACTAAACCTTAAATGCCACTTGTCCTTGCTGAAAGTTTCAACATGGCTGCTGTAATCCACAGGATGTGAGGGCTTAAAGTACTTAACTTTATACTTTTCAGGATGTTCAAGATAGTCATTCCAACGCTTTAGTTTATACTGTGAATAGGATTTCAAGTCCCAACCGTCTTTCTCACTTTCCACCATGTCCCAGAAGTCCTTGAGGGAAACCTTTTCTCCGTACTCATCAATGAAAGCGCCTCCAGCAAGAATTTCCCTTTGCAGGAAATCGTTTATAGACTCCTGCGTCGGCTGATAATACTTCCAGTTGTTATGGTTGAAGAGGAACTGCCAGCCTACAGAGGACTTGCCTATATGAATTTCCTTAAACTCATCAAGAGCTTCTTGGAGACTGCCATTATAGATGTTCTCTTCTGTAACCAAAGACTTCAGCCTTTTCATTGCAGGCAGGGGAATATGTCTTCTTAAATAATAATTAGTTCCCATTTGTTAATGTTTCGTTTCTCCTAACTTGGCTTTGGCATATTCAAGGTCTGTAGTCCAATAGACATAATCCCAAGAAGTGCCAAAATGAGTAACACATAGAACATACAGATCAAGCATTTCAGAGTAACCAAATGCAAGACCGAAATGCTCTTGCAGGTATTCAACATCCTCTTTGGAAGCGTCAGTAAGAAAATACTGGTAGATTTCCTCATTTTCTTCCAGTTCCGGATAATTGAAATCAGGGTCTTTCTCCACTATGTCATTACAGAGGATATAGTTATTATGTAGCCAATGCGTTGCCACATAATAGTTAGTATTGTATTCCATAGTTATTAATTAATGTTTGAGTGGTTATGCAGGTAAGCGTCAAGCATAAAGGCGTAGCAGCCCAAGTCCGTAACGGTGTCTTCAATCTTCTCATCAGCTATCGCAGGCTTGTTCTTAACGAGATTGACAAGCCTGTTCATCTTGTCATAAAGACGCCCCACTGCATAAGGAAGACCGATTTCATCACAGCCTTTAGCAAAGCTATTACCGTAATCATGGTTCTTCTTAGCATAGAGACAGACAGCTTTTACGCACTGCTCAAAGAAATCCAACACTTCTGATGTGATAAAATCAACACCTTGTTCCTTCAGAAATTGAATTGCATTATCATTCATAATATTGTTTTAATAATGTAAACCGTCATTTAGCTTTCGTCCACAGAACGGACAATACTGAAGACAGTGTTTCATGTCTTCAGCGTTATAGAACTATATGCTCAACATCCAGGTTGGAGCATACAGTTCTTTTTTGCTATCATGCTTATTATTATAACCATGAGTAAGTTTTTCGCACAGACTGCACATATATCACCAAATTAAACCAGTTACAAACCCTGTAAAGTAGGCAAGGATGAGGATGGACAAGTCTATAAACACATCTATTTTATCCTTATTAAAATTCATAACCGAGCTGTTTTAATTGTTCTTTAATCATATTAGCTATTATCTGACAGTTTGGATGAGCTTTCTTATCGCTACGAAGAGCTATAATCTTCTTCCATTCTTCTATGGAGTAAGTATAGACTACTTCAGTAGCGGTATCAAGAGGAAGAACACCGCGAGCATCTTGACGTTTAATACCATTCGCAATAAGAAACTCATAATCCCTGAAAGCATAATCGCAGGTGCTAAGATAAGCTGCTTCTGGAGTACTATGAGTAAGAATGTCTTTATTCCAAGCATCAGCTATTTGCTTACTTATCCAATGAGGTCTTACAATAGTACCATCTTCACGCACATAGCGTGAGCTTCTCTCAGCAATATTGTTAGGAGAAACCCTGTTAAGCTCACGAGAAGTGCTGATTTGGGTAGTAATATGGAAAGTATAACGCATCATTGAATGGCCTGGATCCCCGTTATTAGTATTATTAAAAATTTGCGGACTTGTTTGATGTTTCTTTATGAGTTGTCCAAACTGAGATTTCCCATAGTCAATTCTAAAATTGCCGTTTGCAACAACATAAGTGTTCCACATATCATGCCTTATATCTATGTATGGAGAACCAAGCTCAAAAACTTTAAGGGCTTCTTTAAACTCATACGCTTCACTGTTGGGTATTATAGAATACACGCTCTCATGTCTGAACATGGAAAAGTGTCTGGCTTTAAGAAGGTTCTCAACCAGTTGTCGGTCTGTTGATTTGCCTTCCGTCTTGCCATAGCACACTCTTGCACATTTGGCAATATGGGAAACAGGGTCATTGCCCTGCTCCCATAATTCTACTTTTGGTTCAATAATATTCATATTTTAAGATTTATTAGAATCCATGTTATCCCAATTTTTCTTGAAGAAGAGACTGTATAACATAGCAGTAAAGAACTGAGTGCTTTCATTTACAGAAACAGGGTCATGTTTCTTTGACAACAATTCAAAAGTCTTATTGATATAAAACTCTTTGTCTTCCATTCTCTCGAAGCAAGGACTGTTGTCAAACACACCGATAATGGCTTGCTTGAGTTTTTCTTCCTTTGGCGTAAACTCTTCCATCCGCTGTAGCCGCTCGTTAGCGAATGTCTTGAATGTCAACCTGTAATTTTTAAGGTTAACTTCAATCATATCTTCCGTGAGTGGCTTGTCCCCAACAAATAAATTGAAATTGTTGGCTGAGAACCTGTGGAGATAGTCTGTGAAATCTTTATAGTTCATTCTTATTCCTCCTTATTTGTTTGCCATTCATTGTGGCATGATTTTTGTTATAGTTTTATTGTTATATAACATATTGTCTCATTTAAAACGTTTTAGAATTATGGCAAAAATTGCGATTCAGGAAAGGTACAGACGTGCTGATAAAGGCACTTACTGTACAAAGGATTACGCTGAAAGACACCCAAGCACTACTATTCGTGAAACTCGGAAGATAACCAAGTCAAAGCATTGAACAGGACATCTTCAAATACATAGGCATAGACTTCCTCTGTTTCGATGGAATGCTCTACGCCTATGTTTCTTAAAAGATAACTCACGGCATGGAATATCTCATGTGCCAATACCGTCTGCCCTTCCACCCCTTTTATAGGCTTTTTGCCATATATGACAGCATCACCAGTTGACATATTTAGGGTTATCATTGTGGTATTGTCCATCATGCTTTCCTTGATTTCATCTAAAAATCCATCCGCTTTCAGCTCTTCTTTCAGTTCTTCAAAAGAGCCAAAAAATATTTTTATTCCGTGCTTGAATATATCTATCGGAAAGTTTTTTGTCATACTCATTCTTCCTCATAATCGTCAGTCGTTCCTATCAGCTTGGCGGTCTCTTCGTTGTAGGGGACTATCTCCGCCCAGCTGTCGTTAAGGCAGCAGTAGGGAAACTCCTTGTCATGCTTGTTATAGTATGAGAATATCTGCGCCTTCCAACAAGGATAAGGAGACCTCATGCAATCAGCGCCATCCTTGAAGTCCTTTACTATCACCCTGTCAAACGGCAGGAACCAGTGTATGATTTTCCGCTTGCTCGTGGAATAGTGCAGGTGGTTAGGATGTAAACGTATTTCATTCCATCCGTCTATTACATCTGGAGTTGCAATGTGGTATGCCCCTGCATTAGCGCAAGAAATAGTGATATAATGCTCAGAATCATTATGATAATCATCATCAACCATATAAACAGCATTGCCACTTATTACTACATCTCCAAATTTGAACTTGGGCTGCTCTTTCTTTGGCACTTCAAATTTAGACCAGTCGCGCACTTCCTTTGATGGGAAGAGCAGGCACTCGCCGTACTCGTCATACCTGCCATCTTGATAGAACTCCCACACATCGTTGCAGTTGTCCGTCACTTCGATGTAGCCGTCCGCGTTTGACGATTGGCGCAGCTTCACTTCTCCGCAGATGGGCGAGTAGAGCTTTGTTCCTTCAGGACAATCCTTTAGAATTTTTGAGATGTCTGTCATTTCTTGCTTGGCGCAAAACCTAAGATCTGTCAAATTGTTTTCTTGTTTCATAATCAGTTGTTGTTTTGCTTGTTATATCATTTATTTTCAGTACCTTTGCAGCGGTGAATCATGCGGAGCAAACCTCCTTTCATGGGCGTCGGCACTTGCAAAATGGCTGACGCCCTTTTATCTTCTACCGCTTTAAGCGCTTAGCATAGTCTGTATTCCTTTTCGGTGATACTCTCTATCTTCATGTCATAGCCTTCACGGGAGTAATTTTGTGCCCTTGTGTTGGCCTCGGTGAGGGAGTGCGCCCAAAGCAGTGTCTTGTAGCGCATGATTTTCTCGTTGCCCTTGTCATCGACATAAACAGCTTTGAGAGCGACTATATAGGACTGCTCCTCATCATCAGACTTGCTGTTGAGAAACTCCTTTATAGGAGCGTGCCTGAGACTGATGATGTCGTAACCTGTAACATCTGACGCGCTCTCAAGGAAGCCCATAACATCATACTCAGCTTCCGCAAAGAACTCCATGTCAGCAAGGAAGAGCTCTATGGAAGTCCTTGACTTGCCGTTGACATTCCGTGTGATTCTTGTTTTTATCTCTATTAGCATAATATTCGGTTTTAGCGGTTACAGTTATTCCTCGACAACAGCGAAGTCATCAATGTCCCAATGGCGGAGAACAGGGTCAAGGCTGACTTGTTCCTTTGCCGCTGCAAAAAGCTCCTCCTGCGTGTATTCCGTTTTTGGAGGCATGAGTAGAATGACCGGCTTACTAACTGTTATGTTAAGTACCACAGGAACCTCTACAGGAGGCTCCTCGTTCCAGGGAGCGTCAGGATGCCCTGACGTTCCAGCTGGAAGATTATTGTCCAAGTATGCCATTTCAGTTGATTTACTGGTTTAAATTATCAAGAGCGCCAACAGTGTAATGCTCCACGCTCTTCTTGTAGTCTATGTAGCTTCTTTTGAAGCCCTGCCACTTCTGCAGAATCTCATTCGCCGTGGTGTCAGGAGCGATTCCCACCATCGGAACGCCATTGAAGGCGTAGTAGAGCTGGTTGTTGAACTCCATGAGCGTGTAGGAGTCCTCAGCCTCCTGTTCGATGGCCTTGCAAAGGGCCGCTTTCCTGTTTTGCTTGTAGTTGCTTAAAAATTCCATAGTCGATTTTATTATTCAATGTTAGCGGACATGCTGTCAAAAGAGGAGCAGCCTATGACACAGGAAGACTGTATCCTGGCGAGCATCCTCACTTCAGCGATGGTGGAGCAAAGCTCCTCGATGAACTCTTTTGAGGACAGTATCTCCTCAATCAGGTCAGGATTGTCCTTAGCGTACTTCTCATTCTCATGCAGCCTGACAAGAGTCTTCTGCTTGTAGTCCATGAGCTTGTCAATGACTTTATCAAAGTCCTCATCTTTCAGCTCCGTGAGCTGATTGTCCTCATCGGCATGGACAATGTGCAGGTTCTCCCAGAGAGCCTGGTACAGGTCAGTGTTCCTGCTGTAGGAAATGAGAAGCCTGTCTTTCTTCGTGTCCTTGTCCTTGAGGTAAATGTTCAAATAGCTTGACATGTCTTTTTGATTTAATTGTTAGTTTCAGTTGTCAGTGCACCCAGTGGTCAGGCAAGGAACCGTCCTTGTTGCGGGACACATCGGCGTCCAGCCTGCATCTTGTGCAGAACACCTTGCCTGCGTTTATCATGCAGGAGTGCACTTTTTCAGCGATTTCCTCGGCTATTTCAGCGGGAGCCTCACAGTTAATCTCATCATAAGGAGTGACGCAGATGAGGACTTTGCCGATGAGGTTGTTGTCCCTCAGATACTCAAAGAACTCTATCATGGCATATCTGAGGCACATTGACCCTGTAGCCTGAATAGGGTAGTTGATGCTCTGCCTCTCGGACTCTGACTTCCTTTTGAAGAATCGCCTGACTTTCTGCACGGTGTCGCATGAGGGGTCTGACTGCTTCATCTCCCTGTAATGATCCCAGAAACCTTCAGTCCTGAAGGACTCCTTAGCGGCCAGGAGCTTGTCATAGTCATATATGAAAGCCTTGTGCCCTGTAATAGGATTGAGCAGTATATACCCTTTGTCAAACCAATCCTTCCGCCGGAAAGCCTGGTAAGCCTTGAGCCCTGAGAAGCCCTCCATGTAGGCGTTGTATATCCTCTGCGCCTCTTCCAAAGGGATGCCCTTGTTCTGATGAATGGTGTTAGCGTCCCCGCCGTAATTGATGGCGAACTCAATCCCTTTCGCCTCCTGCCTGAGGTCATGGTATTTCTCCTTGACCTCTTTAAGGGGCGTACCTCTCGGTATCTGGGGATATGACATATAAGCTGTCAGGGAGTGCAAGTCCTGAGAGCCGTTGGTAAGCTCCTCAATGATGGCCTTGTCATTGGCGATGGAAGCCATGAGGAAACTTTCCTGCCCTGAGTAATCGATGCTTATCCACTTGTTGCCAGGCTCCGCCACAAAGCAAGCCCTGGTCTCCTCATCCTTTGGCAGGTTGAGAAGATTGACATACTCAGTGTTGGCGCCCTTGTCTTTCCCTCCCGAAGTGATGCGTGTGGTGTCAGCCCCCATTTGCTGGTAATTGGTGTGTATCCTGCGGGATACCGGATTGATCTGGTCAAGAAAGTTCTGCCCGTAAGTTGACGTCACCTTCACCGCCTCCTTGTAGTTCAGATACAGCGGAACTAAAGAGCATTTGCTTTTCTGAGGCTTCAGTATCTTGGCGTCCACGCTGTCCTTGAGCTTGCCTGTGGCTTTGTCCTTTGCCCTGAGGTCAAGGCCGTATTTCTTGAACAGAGGTATGAGCTGCGCAGCGCTGTTCCAGTTGAGCCTCACTTGCGGCTCAAGGTTAAAGCCTGTGAACAAGTCTCCCTGACGGTCAATGAAGATGTAAGGAGAGTCAGGCTCATGCTCCACAAGCCATTTGTTGCAGGCCTCAAGAGCGCTGTTCTGCCTTTCCTGGTCTTTTGCCATTTTAGCCTCCCACTTGCCAATGTCCAGCTTTATGCCGCAGTACTCGCAATAAGCGAGGGCAAGCACAAACTTGTTCTCCACCTTTATCGCGTTCTGAAGCCCTTTCCGCTGAAGCTCTTTCCACTGGCACAGAATGATGTCCTCAAGGTGAGCCACATCCTCGGCGGCATACACTATGACATCAGGCTGCAGGCCGGCGTAAATGATTTTGCCCCTGACAGACTTGTCAAGCTCAATGCCCAGGTAGTTCTGCCCTGCGGACTTGAGGCTCAATGAATGCACACCAGCAGGATAGCCGAGCCACAGCAGCTTCTCAGCGAGAAAACCGTCATAGACAGTTTTGGGATATATGCCCTGCCTGTAAAGGAACTTGAGGTCAAACTTCAAGTTCCATCCGAGGAAAGTCCTGCCAGACTCAAGATACTCCCTGTACAGCTGCGGCTTTACGGTGGTGCAGTCAACCACGACCTGGAAGTCCCTGTTGCCAAGCTGGATTGACAGAAGCTCTTTGGTGTAGGGGTCAAGCCCCTTGGTCTCAGTGTCCAGCCCCACCACTTTCAAAGGCTCAAGCAACGACAGACTCTCCTCAGGAGATATGATTTTGTACATCTCATTCTCAAAGAGCTCCCGGTTCTTTGTCACTAAGTAAATCATGCGAGCAGGATTGAGAGGATTACCATAAGCAAGGCTATCGCGGCGGACACCAGCGCCGTAGCGACCACCACGGCGCAGAGGATGACCGTCAACTTGGAAAGTTGCAGAAAGACAGAACGGAACATTGATTTCAAACCGTTCATGCTCATTTCTTTGAATAGGCTATACACTCATTGAAGTCTATGACATACCTGAACTCACGGAAGAAGTGTGAGCCTAACAGACCGTGCAGGGTAATCCCCGACTCCGCCTTGATTTTGCCGAAGGCGCCTTCCATGTCACAGATGAGGTACTCATACTCAAAGCTGTTGCCTTTGTACGAGAGAGTTATGTCACAGAACCTCGCCAGCTTGGTCTGCCCCTCCATGCCGAAGACGTCAGAGCACTTGCAGGTCATGGTGTGCTGTATGCTGTCAAGCACGGCGCTGTGGATGATGTTGTTGTTGGAGCCAGTGTCAAGGAGGAAGTTGAACCGCTTGTCCCCCTGGCACAGGGTCACTATGGGAAGCCCCGTCAAATCCATGCTTTGGCTGAAAGGCAGGGCTTCAGGCCTCCCGAAAAGGAGTTTTCTTAGTTTGTCAATCATTATACTTATAATTAAAGGTTAAAATGCAGTTAAGCTGTAGGAAAGGGGAGGGCAGGGTTATTTCCCTGTGCCCTCGCCAAACCCTTTCCTGTCAGGATTGCCGAGGCTTGAAACCTGCTCAATCCTGATTTTGGAACTGAAGAGCCACTTGAGCTTCTGCCAGAAGGTAGCCTTCTGCGAGAGCTGTATCCTGAACTGGCATATCCTTGTGCCTTCAGGAACAGTGATGGCTCTTGTGGCCACGGCGGGGAAGCCCCACACGTCATTGTCTCCGCTGTAGCTGTTGTCTATGACCCCTACGGAGTTAGCCTGAAGCAGCCCCGTTTTCTTGAAGAGGGAGCTTCTCGGTGCTATGACAGCCTCGAAGCCGTCAGGAAGCTGCACAGCCACTCCGAGAGGTATCACCTTGTAATCGAACAAGACCTCCCTGAAGCGGTCAGTGGCTTCAGTCTCGGCGTTCCTCTTCTTGTGCAGGCACTTGGCGTAGGGAGCCTTGAAGGAGGTCTCCCACTGCGCCGAAAGGTCAATCCAGTCCCCTTTGTCTATGACCTCAGGAAGACAGACGCTGCTTTTAACCAGCGTTTTGATTCTCATTGTCATTTGCTTTTGTCTTATTATTGTCAGCAGCCTTCTCAAGGCTGATTAACTTGCAGATAAGCTCGTTGTTGGTCTTGCGGAGGTTGGCCACCTGCCTCTCAAGAGCCTCGTTCTCCTGCTTGAGCTGAACCAGGTCATAGCTTTTGAGAACCTCCTCGGCCCTGGCGAGAGCGCCGGGGTCCTGCATGAGGCGGATGGTCTTGTCCAGCTTCTCGATTTTCCTTGCCTGTCCCGCCATGTTGGCCTTGAGGTTCTTGATTTTCTGCCTGTACTTGTCATCCAGCTCCTGAATGTCTTTAGGGACAGAGGCTTTCAGCCGGCAGTAGCGCTCGCTGATGTCCTCCATCTCCCACTGGAGCCTCTGGATGTACCTTTTCCGCTCGGCGTCGTACTTCTTGAACGCCGCTATGGTTCTCTTGAGCTTGAGAACCTGCTTGTCCTCAGAACTGAAAAAATCCTCGTTAAGCATTTTCATTCGATGTATTGTCATCATTCAAAGGATGGAGAGCCGTTATGGCGTTCACTCCACAGGGGTCAATCCCGTTAGGGACTCTCGGCCTGTCATAGAGGTAGCCGCAAAGCTCCTTCCCAATATCAAAGGGGTCCCTGTACCTGTTGCCCTTGCCGTCGATGAGAACGCCAGAGACTTTGGTATAGGGGAACCTCCACACGAGAGGGGTAAGGGTCTTCCTGTTGACAACTATAAAATGGTAGTCGTCAAGAGTGAAGTCCTTGAAGTAAGGGTCTTTGTCCATATTGGCGCGAATGTTCCTCCAATACAGACGCGACTGTATCATATAACCCCATTGCAGGAAGCTGTCCTGAAAGTTCCACTCCGAATGGGAGCTTGTCTTCAGGTCGCATGGTATCACGCGCTTCTCGTCATACAGGCAGACAAGGAGGTCAGCCATGCTGCGGTAGTCCACCCCGTCATGGGAGAACTTGAACTTGAGCTGGTAGTACCTCTGCACAGGGGAGCCAGGCTGGTTGTCAGCGAAGTACCCGCTTGTGGCGGGACTCTCGCGCAGAGCCTTCACCATGCTGAGGGCGGTGTTGTAAGTGCCGGTGTCCACAACCCTCTTGCCTTTCGCCAAATGTATGGTGTTATAGTATATGGGACACCTTTCCCTCAAGACCCTGACTCTTGTGTCATCCCTCCAATGGGGATAGAAGCCTACGATGTTGGCAGCCTCAAGCACCTGCTCCGAGGGGATGGCGTCGAACTGGAAGAACATGTGCCCCCATTTCTGGTAAAGGCCTTTCGCCGCCTGCTGCTCCTTCTCGCCTATAGGAGGAATGTCAGCCACATAGTAAAGGCTGTCAAACTCCTCTCTGCTGCCTGTAACAAGGGTGTCCACCATGCTTCCAAGCAGCAGGGAGGGAGTGTCAACATGGGCGAACAGAGTGCCGAGGTTGTCAAAGCCCTCCCTCTCAAACTTGGCGAGAGTGGAGTAGGAGAGCGCGGGGTCAGCCCTGTACTCAGGCTCCGAGACGTTCCACGCTATCTGGTCTAATGTCTTGTCCATAATTAATGTTTATAAGTTCTTTATTATCTCTATCGCCTGCAAGAGCTGTTTCTTTGAGAAAATCTCAAAGTACAGGCTGTTGGAGCAATGCCGCTCAAGATAAGCCCTGAAGAGTTTTTTCTTCAGGGGGTAGCTGTCGTTCTCGAATCCCTTTAGCTCCATTATTATGTTCTTCCCCTTATAGGGGAACATAAGGTCAGGAGTGTAAGTGACGTTAATGAGCTTCTTCGCGTTAGGCTTGAGCAGCCTTGTTCCATTGTCCTTGTCATAAAAGGGGACAGTGGGCTTGAACCCGTCCCAGATGACAAACTTCACAGGCTCGTACATCACGGGGAAGCCATGCTCCCTGAGAGTCTTGTAGGCCATGACCTCAAGTTTTGACTTGAAGCGTATGCCGTCATACTCCAAAGGAGTGGCGTTCTTGATTTTCTTGTTCTCAGCGCTCTTCATACCATTCTATTCCATATCCGTTCTGCCCTATGAGTATCCTGTTAATGTCCAGCCAGAGAGAGGAGGGCATCTTCTTTCCCTGCCTTGCGTACCACGCGGGATGAGGGACGGAAAAGACGAAGCTGAACCTCTTGTCTATATGCCGCTCCAAAGACCGCGCCACGCTGCCCATGAGGACATACACGACACCTGGCTTGAAGCCGGACAGCTTTCTCAGGAAAGAAGTGACGAAAGGCCTCCATAAAAGGGCGTGAGACCCTGGCTGGCCTTTGGCACAGGAGAGCGCTGAGTTAAGCATCAGCGCCCCCTGCGCCTCCCACTTCTCCAAACTGGGGTCAAAGTTAACATGATTATGAGGGACAGAAAAGTCAATTACTGACTCCATTAGAACTTTTAAGGACGGAGAGTAGCTTTCCTCACGAGTGTCCTTAGCGTTGGCGAAAGCTACGCCAGTAGCTGTCGGACACCCTTCAGACCAGTCACAGTAAGGGTCCTGGCCTATGATGACAACCCTCAAGCTCTCAAGGCCGCACAAAGTGAAAGCCCTGAAGACATCTTTGACGTCGGGGCATAGGGGCTGCCTCATAGAAGCCAATTTCCTGACGATGCTGTCAGCGAGGGGCAGGTCAAGGACATGCCGCCAGTCTCCGAAATACTCTTGTATGCTCATTACTACGTCAGGGAAGCATTTGGTCAAGGTCGTCAATGTTGTCCAGCACGGTGTCCACAAGGTCTTGCTGCGTGACAGACACCGAGGGAGGGGAAGGGCTCTCTATGAGATAGGGCCAGTCCTCGATGATGACCTGCACCCTGAACATGTCACCACAATGAAGAACCTCGCATGACGGCTGTCCGTGGAAACTGTAGCTCCATGGCGCTCTTACGGGATCAGCGAGCAGAGTCTTGAGCATCTTGTTGTTGATGAAGCTCTGCACAGGGTCAGCCTTAGCGAGGTAGCACTCAGGGGATATGCGGAGCACAGGCCTCTCAATGCTGACTATATGCTTTACAGGACTGTCAGGCGAAGCCACATCAGTTTTTGACATTCTCCACGAGCAGATAGCCATAGGCTTCAGGGACTCATTGAACACGACTCCTCTTGAGCCATAGTAAACGACTTCCTCATTGGGAGCTGGCAGCTTTATCCTCCACAGCTTGTCACTGTCATAGTGGGAGCAGCTGAAGACCTCTTTGGCAATAGCGCAGGGAACGCTCTTGTAGGACGGACTTCTTAAAGAATGTATCAGCGGGACTACGACTGTGAAATTATTGTCAAACAAGTCCTGCATACGCGGACAGAACATGGGCATGACGAAGAGAGGAACCTCGAACACAGGCTGGCTGACATCAATCACCATGCAACGAGACAGCGCTCCGTCATACATAGAGATTGAGACGCCCATCGCGCCGCTTGGCGTGTTACTGTACATGTCCCTCAAACAATATCCTATATCCATCAGACCTCGGTTTTGAACAACATGTTCTGAGCGTTGTACTCAGTGAAGAAAGGCAGGTCATACGGAATTTCCGGATTGAGAGAGTCAGCTATGAAGTTGGTGAAGAGGTTGGTCATCACGGAGGCTATCATGCAGGCGAGGTAAGTGGTCTGCTTGAGGGAGCATACCGTACTCTCAGCCTCATGGTCAGAGAAGAGGAACTCACGCCTGTACCTGTTGATGCTGTAGTCATCATCCCCGGTCATGGCAAGCACTTGCAGGGTGTCAATGGAGAGCCTGCCGTCAAGGAAGAGGCACTTACGGCGCTCGTTAAAAGGCTTCATCTCAACATGCTTTCTCCATGAGCTGAAGAAGATGTCTCTCGCTGACATGGAGTCAAAGCCGCACATCATGATGTCGCCGGCCTCGGACCGAGAGGTGAACTTGGTGTTAACGGCGAAGGCGTTGGTCATTGTAGTGTATTTCCCTATCATGTCAGCCACGGCGAAGACCTTGTACCTGTCGATGTCATCCCTTGAGAAAAGCTGCCCTGACATGTTGCTCGTCTCCACCCTGTCATCGTCATAGAGGACAAGGGTTGCGGGATGCATCCTCGCTATCTGGAAAGCCAGGTTGGAGCCTATGCCTCCTGTTCCCGCGATGATGACGACAGACTTCCTTATCTCGTCATACCACTCTGTCCCTGAGAAGCGGCTTGTGGAGTCGTCAATGAGCAGGGTGGGGGAGTTCTCAGGAATATGATAGGAAGCAGGGTTTGAGTCTTCAGTATTTCCATCCTCTTCCTCTTCGTCCTCATCTTCGTCCTCGTCCCCATCATCCTCATTTTCGGTCTCTTCCTCCTCTTCGCTTTCCTCCCCATTCTGTCCGTCCGTGTTTTCCTCTGAAGAAGCTGCCACCTCCTGCACTGGGGAGTCAGAAGAGAAGCCTGCGTCCTCAAGGATGCTGTTCCAGTCATTGTCTGTGAACTCATCTGAAGTTTCAGTAGAGCCATTATCTGCAACACTCTCATTAGCAGAGGTTTCAGGTGTTTCGTTTAAAGCAGAGTTTTCAGCCGTAACCTCATCTATTATAGCATCGTCAGCCATGTCCGTCACCTCTACCACGTCAGGCATCGCCACCGCTATAGGGTCAGGGCTGTCATGCTGCTCCTCCACGGCGGCATAGACAGTGTTTGGCTGAGACAGGCGCCGGCGTATGGCAATAGGGTCAGCTGTTGCGGCAATGCGGGGAGAGGAATGATGAGAAGAGTGCTGGGAAGAATAAGGAGAGAAGTCAGCGGGACTGTATCCCGCCGACCTTATCATGTCATCCAAAGGGTTATTCATTTTGTCAGTTTTTATAAGTTTTGCGGGAACATTCCCTTAAAGGCACGCGGAGAAAGCCTCAATGAAGCTGTCAATGTACTTGTTGTCCGCGCTCTGGTAGTCAGAAAGCACGCTAATGATGGCCTCGTATATGGCGTACATGTACGTGGTGTCATCCATAGCGTCAGGGGACAGCCATGTGTCCTCATAGTAGTCAAGGACGTAGCCCACCGCCCAGTCCCTGTACTCAACGAACTTCAGCATGTCAGAGCCTCCGAACTCCTTGTCATAAACCCTCACCATGTGCTTTTTCACCCAAAGGTCAAGGTCAATCTTGTCAGTGTTGACTATGAGGGAGCACAGGAGAATTTTCGCCACAACGTCATGTATGACATTGGGGTCAGGCTGCGGCAGGGCGCCCATCTCCTCTTCAGAGAACAGGCAAGGCTCCGAGACGGCGGAACTTTGGCAGGGAGACACGGCGGAGGGGAGAGGGGAAAGCGGAGAGGGGACGGGAATACTGTTATTCCTGTTCCACTCGGTTTCATGCTTATGTCTTGAAGCCTTAACAGCCTTAGCCTCTTTGTTTTTCACAATCTCGTTAAACCTTTCATCTATATAAGAGAAGGGGTTTGGGATGTCAGGCTTCTCGACATCAAGCATGAAATACTCTATGCGGGTCTCCTTCTCCGTGGAGTACTTCCTATTATAGGACACAGGGAGGTCAGAGCCGAAGAAGCCATAGGAGCACCATTCGGAGACATCGCTTGAGACAGAGACTTTCCTTGTGACAGCTGCGGTATATGTGCCCTCGTTGTTCACTATGAGGGAGACGAAGTTGCAGGTGTCATTGCCCTCAGACTGAAGAGTGCCCTTGTCAGTGCCGCTGAAGAACGCGGGCATGGAGTGGTGCGAATGAACCAGTCCGATGTTGCAGTCAAAAAGCTCCATGTCCTCAGCCATGTACGCCGCCACGTCAGGGGTATTCTTGAACTCTGTGTATGTGGAGTTGCCCAAGTCCATGGGATAGATGTCGGCACAGGTAACAGTGAAGTCTTTAGTCTCAAAGGAGCCCGCGCAGGTGTAGAAGAGCACTCCCGACCACTCAGTGTCAGGGTATTTGGCTTGCAGGTACCTTATCTTGCGTTCCATGCCCTCAGGGATGACGAGCCTAAAAGTATCTGGCATTTTTATGAGGGGAGGCAGCGGACGCTGCTCCACCAGCCGCTGCGGTGTTTCCGCCTCTGTTTTCATTGTTTTTGCTGTTTCCATTTTTGTATCTGAAGTTAAGTATTTTAAGAATAGACTGAAGAATGACCGAAGCCACGTCAGGAGCGAGGATGACAGACAAGTTGGCGTCAGCCTCACTGCTGTCAGGGTCAAGTATTTTCAAGCGGATGTCCCGCCCCTTAAACCAGCATACATGCTTTCCCACACTGTCAAGAGAAGCCGAGCTATAAGGCGAATCGGGAGAGTAGATGCCTCCGTCCTTGAGCAGCTTCTTATCAATGATGCCTCTGTAAAACAGCTCATTAACCATAAGGCGGGGACCAAGATACTCTTCGCTTTGCGCGTTATACCAACTGATGAAGGCGTTACTGATGTCCACATAGAAGTCATAGGGAGTCATTCCAAGCGAGAAGGAGCCCTCAGAGAAGCGGAACTTCAGATGCCCGTGTCTCAAGTACCATGAGATGAAGTCCTTTCGGCAGTTGCACAGCTTGTTTTGGCTTCTCGAATATGTAGTAAACATAAGCGCCCCTTCAGACTTGCTGCCTTTCCCTATGCTTTCCAGCCTCTTATAAGGTATGCCCTCAAGGGACTCAACAGTGACGTACATGGACAGCTCCTGGCAGAACAGAGACCACAGCAGAGGGTCTGAAGACCTGTGCAGGGACGCGATAGTGTTGTTTATAGGTCCCCTGCCCAGGCAAGGTCTCTGAAATACCTCAGGATTACTCGGAATACTCCTGACATGGCTGTGCATGTAGTCGCTGCTATACTGGTCCATGGGATAAGTGCTGCGGTTGAGCCAGAAACTGTCTGCACTGTCAGGCATCATGCCTGAGAACGTGACAGGCACCTTCGCGAACAGATCCTGAATGTCAACAGACCTGCCATGCTCGTTGGAGACGGTGACCAGAGGCCACCACACGAGGATGAAAGGGTCAGGACAGACAAGCTCTGCAGGGTCAGGAGCGCTGTCAAAGACAAAGTTAGAGCCTTGCCTGTGGCTGCTGTAAACGCCGGCTATGACACTGTCGGACGGCAAGTTCTGCAGGTCAACGTAAGCCTCCCCAAAGAAATCCTTGAACACGTCATAGACCTCAAAGACCTTTGAGAGGAGAGCGCTCCTCAGCTCATCCGAAGTGTAAGACATACAATCAGTATTTGTCATGTTCAACATATAGAGTAAAAAAATAAGGGAAACAAGAGGTGAAGCGCCTCCTGTTTCCCGTGAGATGAAAGAGCAAATGGCTAAAGCTCCTTCACCATGTTGTCAACGTCAAAGTCAGAGTCAGCCTCATAGAAGCCAACCTCGTCAGCGATGTCATCGAGGTCATCGGCGGAGAGGAGACCCTTGTCAGCGAGCCGCTTGCAGAGGTCAATGATGATGTCCTTGATGCCAGGGGACTTCATCTCCACAACGGAAGCCTTGATTTCCTTAGTGTCTTCAGAGCTGCCGCTCTCTTTCTTCTGAGAGTCCTCATGCGAGGGCGAAGCGGCGTCAGACCCGCAGTGATTGCTGATGAAAGTCTCAAGGGCTGCCGTGCTCACTTGCGTGAAGTTGCGTCCGAAAGCCTCCTCAACCTTGTCCTGCAGCAGGTTGTCCTTGATGTAGCTGTAAGCGTCCTTCCTGTCCATAGCGCCAGAGGCTATGTTCTTGCGCGTGTTGGTAAGCAGGAGGACAAGGTTGTTGGTGGTCGTTCCCTTGTAAGGGATGTTGGTCGGAAGCTGCGCCGAGTCATCCATAAGGGTTGTCTTGGTTATGCCCTCAGTGAAGGACATCCCGCTGTAGTCAATGCCGTTGTCCGAGAGGCACTGCTTGAGCTCTCCGAGAGTGGAGGCGTTGGTTGTGATTTTGTACTTTTTCTGGGTTTTGGTGTCAGCCACCATAATGGTTCTTTGCGTGTCCATAATTTTAACGTTTAATTGAACAAAGTTTTAAGTTTAAGAAATTCTTTTTTGTCTGCGAGGGACTTGTAATAGTCGCTGAAGTCCTTTTCCTTGCCGAGATCGGGGACCACGCTCGCGAAGCCTGTCCTCTCGGCAAGCCTCTTGGAGTCAGCGAGACCCGCCTTGTCAGTGTCAAAGGATATGAAGACCTTTCCGAATCTGCGCCGAAGCTCGCCGGCGGCAGTGTCAGACATGCCGTAGCCCTCGCCCTGCAAGGCAAGGGCGGGAACGCGAAGCTGCGCGGTGACGCAGAGGGCGTCCTTCAGGGAGGAGCAGATGACAACCCTGTCACCGCTCTCCGGAATCTTGGTCCAGAGGGAGATGACAGAGCCGTCCATCTTTGAGCACCACTTGAAGCCTTTGGTGTTGAATGGCTGGTAGAGCTTAAGCTGCAGCCGCCTGTCCTTCCTCTCCACAAAGACGTATGCGTGCTTGTCAGCCGCGAAGACATAGCGGGACTTCCGCCCCGTGTCAGGGTCAGTCTTGGTCACAATCTTGTGGGAGACAGGATAGACCTCGGCGTAGGCAAGCCACTGGGGGGCTATGCCGTAACTCCGCCAGTACTCAAAGTCGTAGTCCCGCCACGGCCTGACCTTGACCTCTAATTTTGAGAGCCTGTCACGCTCCTGCTTGGTGAAAGTCCTGACGGTCTTGGGCTTCAGGACAAGGGAGGACCTCTCGATGATGTCCCCGTAAATCCTGTCCAAAGCCTGCGTGAAGGAGCAGTTCCAGCATTTGCAGAGCAAATCCATGAGGTCTCCGTGCTCGTCAGTGGCGAAGTCAATGTACCTGACCCTGCCGCTCCTGTTGAGGTAAAGGCTGAAGGAGGGGTTCCTGTCCTGCCTCAGGGGAGAGCTGATGCAGCACGGGAGCTGCCTTATGTTGAAGTAACATGAGAGCACGTCAGTCTCGGAGTATCTGCCGAACACCTCTGAGGCTGTGACATTCGCGGAGGTCTTTCCCACTATCATAAGAGAAACTGCAAGTTAAGACATCAGCTGGGCCGTAAGCTGCGAACAGGGTCAGTCCCAAGGCATCTCCTCAGATGCTGCGCCAGCTGAGGCAGCCTCCACAGGAGCGTTGAGGTCAGTGGAACTTGTCACATACTCCTGAAGAGGGCATACGCGATACTCGGTGTTTTGCGAGCTGAGAGAAGCCATCTGCCTCTCCAGGCGAGCCAAGCCTTTGGAACCCGCGTTGTTGCGCAGCGTCATGCCGTTGCGGGTGCATACTGTCTGATACTGCCCGTTCTCAGTGGTGCGGACACCATAAAGGAGCTTGATCTTGTTGTTAGGCTGGAGCTTCAGAGCCTCCTTGAGCTCAGAGACATCGCCCTTGAAGTAGTCCTTGAGGTTCTCAAGGAAGAACTTGTAGTCATCAAGGTTGCCGTCCTTCATCACCCATGAGCCGTTGACATAGTTGAAGGCGTCCTCCACACCCAGGTAGTTCTTGAGGAAGTCGATGAGGTCAGCCTCTCCACGGCAGGCCATCCTGTACTTGGGAGCCAATTTGACATCAACTCCGTTGCGCTGTATGCGCTTGCCCATCTTCGCGTCCTCGACGAGAGCCCATGTGGAGTTGCCGTACTCGTCAATGACCTGCACCTTTGTCTTGTCATTATTATAGGCAGGCTCGTTATGAAGGAAGAAGGTGGCGCGGTTGACGGCCTCAACGCCTCCGCACTGCTCAGGGTCGGTCTTGACGATGAAGTCAATGCGCACTGTGGGCACTTCAGCGCCGTCCTGCACATAGACAGGGTCGTTGGCCTGCTCATTGCCGAAAATCCGCTCAAGCTCCTCCTTGTCAGGGTTCACCGCGATGACGTAAGAGGAACCCACTCCGATGTAACGCTTTCCGTTAAAGGACTCTTTGGACTCATGTGTCTTGCCTATGGCAAGAAAACTGTAACTTTGCATGTTGCTTAAAATGTTTAGAATTGTTTATAAATTAAGTGTAAAAACACTGTTATTCAAACTGTTATGGTAATCAGTTAAATGAATACTCTAACCCGTTGTCATTTTTGTCCTCTGAAGGCTGCCCTTCCTGTGGGATTTCAGCTGCAGCCTCTTCATTGTTGTTTTCCGAAGGCTGCGAAGGCTGCTCCTCCCCAGGCTCAGGGATGAGGATGGTGTAGTTGTTGGCCTCAGCGTTGTAGCGCACGTTTGAGCTCGGCTCGTATGTGACTTTCCTGAGCTGTTTGCCGTCCTTGTCAAACCTGCCCTCAAGAGGAGTGACCACACGGCAGACAAGCTGCTCTGTGCCGAGTCCTCCGCAGAGAGCCTTGATGCCCTGCTCAAAGCCTGAGATCTGGACGTCGAGGGACTTGTACTCCTCAATCATGCCTGCTATCTGGCTCTGGAGCCTCTGCTTCCTCTGCACTAAGGGTTGGACACTCTGGGCCATCCTCTTGACTGTGGCCCACTGGCGGGTTGTGATAATCTTTTCCATTTTTGCCTTAAATTAAATGTTATTGAACTGAATTGTCTTTAATGGTTATTAGTTCTGCTTGTCCGTGTCAAGGAATATCTGAGACATGTCAACCTTGAGGTTGTTGTCAGCGTCAGACTCGGCTACGACGAACTTCTTTCCCCTGAGATGCAGGGGACGCGCCTCCCTTATGGTGTTGTCACCGCCTTCAAAGGAGACAAGGGTCTTGTTGCCGTCACGGTAGATGTAGCCTATGGCGTCAGCCTCTCCGCAGATTATGTCAGAGAGCTTGCCTGCGAGGTCAACCGCCATTTCCGACATTTCCTCGCCGTCCTTCTTGATTTGCTTGTCTTTCACATGAGCCACAAGGATGAGGGTGTCACAGAGAGGCTTGAACATGTCTATCATCTTCCTCACAGCCTGCCTGAGATAAAGATAGCCGGCTCCGTTAGGAAGCTGCCTCACGTCAGCCTTGGGGTCTGGGACGGGCCTGCCGCTCTTGTCCTTCACGGGAAGCCCCACCTTGTCCTTGAGGAAGCCCCAGCCAGCCCCCATGGGAGACTGCCTGTAAAGATGAGCCGCATAAGGGAGGGCAAGCTCCTCAAGGCGTGTGGCGTTGTCAATGGTGATGAAACGGTAAGGCTGCTTGCCGTCAGCCTTTGTCTTCTCCTCAATGGCCTTCTCTATGCTGAACAGGGCGCTCACGTCATGGGCTTGAAGAACCATGACATCAAGGGCGCGGTATCCGTCCTCAAGGTCAATGATGAGGTTTGAGTCAAGAGAGGCCATGACGGATGACTTGCCACTCTTGGGCTTTCCGAAGAATATTATGAACTTCGGGTTGTAATTCTGCGCTTTCCTACGTTCCGTAGGCAGTACGATGTTTGCCATAATTTTTTCTACTCTTTTCAGTGTCCGCCGCAAAGGTACAGCTATGCCCTCACCGGCGGAACGTTGTTTTGATGTTAGTTAAAAGATTGAAGTGACTCAGTTAGCTCTGCTATGGCTGGCTATTAGGTTATAGACTTTCTGGAGCTTCACGGTGTCATTGGGGGAAGGCAAAGGCGTGAAGAAGTTTGTCGCGCCGTCAAAGTACAGCCCGATCATGCCGTTGCTCTCTCCCTCCCTGTTGAGAACCACCTCCAGGAACCTCGCGTAGCCCCGCAGCTTGGTTATGTCATAGCCGTTGGAGGTGTTGGGATAGCGGGGCAGCTCAAAGGAGAAGGGATTGGTGATACCCAGCATCATTGAACATGCCTTGCCAGGGTCCTTGGAATCCGCAATGCCGTTAAAGGTGGGTCTTATCTTATTGGACTTGAAAGCGTCAAGACTTAACGTCTCGGAGTTTTGCTGAATCACCATGACAGGGATATAATTATACTTGTTCCTAACAATCATGTGATATTCAGTCAGTTTGTCTATGGCTCCCTTGAGGCTCTTGTCCTTGATGCTGCTGTTAGCCTCATTGGCCGTAAGTCCCGCATGGTCCCAAATGGATATTACATACTCGTTCTTGTCCTTCGGCTCATAATAGTCAAAGACTTCCCTTTCCTGCCTCACGCCAGTCTCCTTGTTCTCTATCACCACGTTCTTCCGGTGGATTGTCCCCGCTTCCGCAGCGTACCCGTCAAGGTCTTTCCAGTATCCGGTAGGATGTCTCGCGCTCATGAAGTGCACATGTTCCTCGAAGAACCTCAATACGCTTTGGTACTCAAGGCTGTGCAGTATCTTCAATATCCTCTCATCCACCGCCTTGTTGGAGTTTACGGACTGCAAGTCCAATGGCGATATTCTGATTCTGAAGTCTGACATGGTGTAGAGGAGATAAGACATGAACCTGAGAGTGACCTTTTCCACGGCTTCCTCCAAAGCGTAATAGAACACCTGCACCCTTACCTGGTCAGGATGGTTGTAGGCATACAGGATTGGGGTATAGAGGAACAGGAAGTTGGTCAGCTGGCTCTTGCCTCCCTTGCTTGAGCCTGACACAAGGTAAAACTTGCCTTGCTCTATGCCGGGAAAGTCCCTGCGGAAAGAGGGAAAGGGCAGGGGGATGCAGTTTATGCCTCCCTCAAGGACTCTCCTCCTCCTCTGCTCAAGGTTGCTGAGCACTCTGTCAATCAAACTCATAAACTGTACGGTCTATATGTGTATTGTGTAAGGGGGCTTGCCAAGCAGCTGCTGCTGGCGCTCCAGCTCCTTCTCCATGAATCGCGAGAACTTGCGCGACCCTTCGTTATACTGCCTGTACTGGTCCTCAAGGGAGGCAACAATCTTCTCGCACAGCGTGCGGCACAGGTTGTAGGCCTTCTTCTTGGCTCTGCTCTCGGCAAGACGGACACCCAAGTCATGGTCAGGCTTGTCCTTCTTGTTTCTCACAGCTTTGGCCTTCACAGTGAACACCGCTTTCCCGTGGGAGAACCCCAAGGGAATATCGCTGTCCCTTACGAATCCCGTCTTGGCCGAAGGATGGTTCACCACCCAGCTTACCACCGGCTCAGGCAGGTAGTCAGGCACGAGAATCTCGCCTGAGAGAGCGCAGACAGTGCATCTCCCGTAGATGTCAACGGACTTGCCCGTGAACTTGCACTTGATTTTCGACTCGTTGAAATACTTGTGATTAACCATAATCTAAAGAGTTAGTTTCTTGTGAAATTGAACCAGTCGTCCGCAGGGACGGCGTTCTCCTGCCCCTCGTTCTGAAGATAGTCAGCCAAAAGGGAGGTCTCCTCAAAATGCCCAGAGCCGTCCTCGTCAGTGACGAGCTTGTTCTTGAAGATGAAGTACTTTGAGAGCGTCCTGAACTTAGGGTCATTGTCCTTTTCAAGGTTGTACCTCTTAGCCGCGTCAATGATGCGCTTCCTGACAGCGTCCGAGGGCTTGTACTCAGGGTGCGTGGCAAAGAACTTCTTGAACCTGAGGACAAGCTCGCGGGTGTTGCAGCGGTAATAATACGCGGTGCCGGGCATCTTGCCCTGCGGAAATGTCTTCGCGAAGTCCTTTGCGAGACTTGCGAGCCACTCCTCGTCAGTGGCAAGGCCCGCCGAGTCAGCGAGAATCTCGTCAACCTCGTCGTTCCAATGCTGGGTAACAAGATAGTTGCCAGTGTCGGTCTTGACCAGGACCTGCCTGTCAACAAGCTCATCAACAGTGCCCGCGAGGCTGCCCTCCCTTATGGAAAGGAGCAGCAGCAGCTGCGCGGGGGTGAGATGATGCCTTGTGCAGAGCTTTTCGTCAATAGTGATTTTCATTTGATGATGTCATTTAGTGTTTGGCATGTTCTGACAAGGCTCTTGTCATAGCCTTCGGTCATCTTCTCCATAATCTCCTCCTCACGGGTGTTCCTGTAGTAGGGGATGATGATTACGGGATGCTTGTGCCTCAAGAGCCTGCCTGTGCGCTGCACCTGCACCGTCTCCGAGGCGTTAAGGTTGGCGAAGATGCCGTACTGGCAGTCTGTGAGGTTGACTCCCTCGTTGAGGACCTGGCAGGCGGTAATGTGGCTTATAGCCCCCTTGTTAAAGAGGTTCAGATGCAGCCCTGCGTCGCTGTTCTTCGAGTGGATGCAGTACTTGCCGAGCAGCTCTGACTGCTCTATGGACTTGCAGAAGGTGAGAGTCCTCTTGTCACGCAGGACATGAAGGAGCCTCTGGACAAAGCCGTTCTTGGAGTTGGCGAGGAACTTGAGCCTCTGGTCGCAGAGGTGGAGCCACTTGAACTTCATTCCCTCAAAGTGAGTCCTCTCCCAGGAGTTCTTGCAATAGAGAATCTCATTGTTTATCCACTGGAGGTACTGCCTCTTGGTGGCGCGGAGCTTGGCGTGGACTTTCTGCTTCTTGAACCTCCAGTAGTCAACAGCGTAACTGCCTGTGAAGACCTGCCCCTTGACCTTGGGGTTAATCTCAACCACTTGAGTCTCGGCTTTGTTGTCAAGGTCAAGGGGAAAGAGGATAATCTCAGGCTCAGGGAGCACGTCATCGGTGATGGCATCCTGCAAGGAGGCCTTGATGAAGTCGGCGTGCAGGAAGAACTTGAGCCACAGCCTCAAGGACTTGGGGAACGTGGCTGAGAGAAGCAGCACCCTTTCCCTGATCTTGAGAGTCTTGAACAGGTCTTGGCGAAGCTCTGACTTGAGGTGGTGGGCCTCGTCAGCCACCGCTATGTCAAAGGTCTCGCCGGCGTGCTTCTTCAAAGACTCGTAGCACTCAATAGTGAGGTCAGGGGAGTTTTTGAAGCCTCCCCACTTGCGGATTTCGTCAAGCCAGTTCTGCTTGTGGACCGTCTTGGCCACAAGGAGGAGGATTTTAAGGCGCGGCTTCCGGGAGCACAGGGTGTTGCAGAGGTCAACGGCCATCTTTGACTTGCCGAAGCCTGTGGCCAGCTCAAGAGCCACGCACTTGTTGCGCCTGAAGCTCTCAAGAGCCGAGGTATAGACATCTTGTCTTGTCATATATGCTTTTCATTACTGTTTATACTGTCCTTTCATGGGCTTCAACGGATGAGAGCCATCTGTCAGCCTCCTGCTTCTCAACGTAGCTCTTGGTCTCGTCAGGAGGAAGGAAGTCAGGGGACTGCTCCACGGGGACTTCTCCGCAGAGAATGTCGTCAAGGCACTCCCGGAGGGCGTCCCTGTAGCCTGAGGCGTAGTCAGAGCGGTCTTCCCTGTAGGAGGCGAGCCTGCCGTCCCACAGCTGGAGAAGTTCTAAAAGGTCTTGTCTTGTCATAACGTGAACAGGTAAACGCGCTTAATCCTGCGCGACCATACCCTGTTGCCGTTCTTGTCATGCCACGTGTAAGGCTCCCAGTACTCGAAGAAAATCTTTCTGCGGTTGTATGGGAGGATTACCGTGGCTATGTGCGGCCTGTACTTCCTGTAGAGGCTGTACAGGTTGCACAGCACGGCGAAGGATATGAGCAGGAGCAAAAATGTTTTGTCGCTCATAGTGTGAATGTTAAAAAACGAGAGCTTACCTGGCTATGAAGTAGTCAAAGCGGGTGGCGTGGAGGTCATGCTTGATAGCGTTGCAGACCTGCTGTATCTCCCCGTTGGGCACTTGGGTCATGTTGATGACCTGCTCACAGCCGTCAGGCAGCTGGAAATGAACTGTTGCCATGATTAATAAGTTTAAAAGCCCAAGAGTCTCAGGATGCGGCGGAACACCGTCTTTGTGGAGGGTATGCCCTTGCCGTTCTTGCGGTTGAATGACTTATGGTGCTCCGAGACTGTGAAGAAGGCTATGGAGTCAGGCCTCTTCGAGAGGTTCTGATACCAGTGGGCCGCCACACTTTTGGGAGTGCGGTCAAGCTCCTCGCCGACAATCATGAAGCACTTTGTTAGGTTTTGCGGGAAAGCCTTAACCTGACGGAGAAGCCTACTGTCTTCAGCTTCTGTCCATTTTCTTTGTTGTGTCATATAAATATATGTATGTAAGGCGCTCAGAGCACCGTGTTCGCTACAGATAAAGGGGCGGTCCCCTCTCCGCCGTTGGAAAAAACGCTAACCGAGATTGCGGCGGAGGGGGGAGGCCCCGGCTTCCGGACCCAATAAAGCGAAAGTCCGGAAGTCCTCTCACGCGCCATTCACATGGGGCGGAAAGGAGGTGTTACCATTGAAAACAACCTAAACCTATGTTCTTTGAAAGAAATGAAAACCTTTAAAACAAATTTAAAACTATGAATCAATAAAGCGTGGCCGGTATGGGAGTCCAACCCATAGTCTGCTCTTTAGGAGAGAGCCGCTTTATGCTGTTAAGCTAACCAGCCTGAAATGCGGGAAGGGCGCGTGGGGGATGACAAGAGTTCTTTATGTTCACGATGTTCTATGACTGAGTTTATGCGATTGCCCTCGGAAGACCGCGCCTGTCTTCTCTTTCATGAGGGCTTGCCCCCTTTGTCTTCCCGCAAGAGGAGTCCCGCTGCGCTTTCGCGTGACGGGACTTTGATGCCTACCAGATTGCAATTATAAGAGTAAATCCGACGCAAAGGTAGGAGTTTGAAACATAATAAGCCAATGTATTAAGGCGGCTGTTAGAAGATTGAAGCGGAAGTGTTAGGTTTCCGCCGTCAATGGAAGATGATTACGCAGAACAAGGCCATGATGGCGAGAAGCAGGCAGCAGGCTCCTGAGAGGAGGGTGTCTTTGGTCTCGGCGCTCATGGCTTCTGCGTTTTATGGTTAAGCGAGGCTTGCACTGACGTGTAGTCCCGCACAAGGTCGTTCATCACTGGGTCAAGCTCTCTGTGAAAGAAGAGGAAGCAGGCTGAGGTCTCTTTGAGCTCGGCCTTGATGTCCCTGATTGCGGCTGTCTTCGCTGTCATGGCCTTAGCGCTTTAGAGGTTTGGGACTTGAACAGGGAGCGCCTGTCCGTTTTCTTATGGTTGAGCAGATAAAGGTCTGCCTTGCCTGTGGCGTGCGAGAACATGCATACCGCCACTTTTTCGATGTAAGTTGTCATAGTGTTTTGATTGTTTTAATTGTTTTATTCAATGCTGCCCTGTTACTGTTACCATCACTGTTTTTACCGAACAGGCTATGGCTGCCAGGCGTATTTGATGGTCCATTTGGGGTTTCTTAAATAGCGGGAATAGAGCTTCTGGTAATCAGAGGAGGCTTCCATTATGCGCCCATACTGGTCCAAGAGGATATAGATCATTTAGAGTATAAACCAAGCCTATTTTTAAAAAAAATTACATATTATTGCTTCAGTCTTAAAGGCTCAAAAAAGAACAGCCAATGAGAGATTTTACTATTCTCTCAAAGGCTGTTAGAGGCTGATGATTAGATGCTTACACGATAGATGTCCGCTTCTCCTGCGCGTGACAGTGTGAGAAGTCTTGCAGACGACATGTCAACTACATCACCTACTGCAAGGGTCGAGTCCTGGGACATAGGAATAAATTTCATTTCGCCAGAGACCATAATAAAGCAAGCTGAATTGCCGTACCCTGCTCGGGAAGCTACTACTGAGCAGGAGCGTACCGCTTTTTGCTCTTCATCGGTGAAGTTACGAGAGTTAGTTACTAACCACTTGCCTGCATAGGCTTTCAAAGAACTAAAAATGTTCATAGATAACTGCCGCTGCCCTGCGGACTTGTTTTAGCATCTGGCACGCCGATTGTTGGATGTAAAATGTTAATATGCGTAAGGTGCAAATACTTATAGCATATACACCAGAGCAAGGACGGAGAAGGAGTGGTTAGCAAGTCTTATAAGATGTAAGAAATAGGATATTAGGTAATAAAAAGTGTTATATTTGGCAAGAGGAAAGTAATAAAATAGGAAGTTAGACGTTATAACTTATAGCTGAAGCTATGTACTGAAGGCAGTAAAAAAAGATATGAGGATATGGATATTTGGGAAATTGTATTATATCTGTTTGGAGGGTTAAGTGCCGTGTTCTTGTTTGTCATATTACCAAAGTTTTACAAGCGTAACAAGTTGATACTCAGTACTTTAGCCATTTGCATTATACTCTTTTGGATTATCTTTTTTCTTTACAAATTTATTCTTGTGAACGGAGTTGTCGCTTTCATAATGATGGCGTTATGGTGCTCATTGCCTCTAATTGACTGGCTGTTTAAAGGCGACCCCTACAGACCTTCTGCTCCTAACAATTATAACATACTGAAGACCAAGTTCCAAGAATGGCGGAGAAGAAAAAGGTTGGAGAGAAGGGAGCGTGTACTAAAAGCCAAACACAATAAGGCTTGCATTAAGTATAAGAAGGCTAACAAAAAGTATTGGGACACTTGGGAGGAATACTATAAAGTATATAAGGTGCTGCACAATATTCCAGAACATAAGGGACCTAACAGGCTTGCTGAAAATCTCAGGAAATGTCTGCGCGGGGAAAGGGATTTCACTGATGACGAGAAACGCCAATGGGAAGAGGTGAGGGAGGAGCAGCGGATAAGAATACAACTGCATAAAGACAGCTGAGTACTTAAACATGCTTGCTTCAGCATGACATATAATAATATGTACGCGCGTACATTATATATAATAGGAACATGAAAGGGCTTTTTAAGGTGTGTCACTTGCTGTATCTATTTTTTCACTAACATTTTAATGATAAAAATCTAAATGTTTTCTTTAGGTGCTTGCAGGTGTCATTATATATGCGTATATTTGCAGCGCCTTATGTGGGCAATGCCTAAGGAACATTGTTCACATTCATCCTAAAGCCCTTCCAATAAGAGTACGCTTAGGATTAGAAGTCGGCTTATCCAGTGCACTTTACACATAGCAACTGGGGTTATCGCCGATAGAGGCAAAAAAGCTCTTGATATAAGAGACGGAGACCAGCCCAGAGGCGGCCAGAGAAAGCAGGCGTTGACTGCTAATATCAAAAAGTGAAACCACAGTGGCACAGTACGGGAGTATAAATGGTCCTAAACAATCTTCCTTATAGGAGACTTGTTTACCTTGTAAGGTGGGAACTTACATTGATGGAGATAAATGGCTTGTGAAAGCGTCAATAACCCGCCCGTCTCGAAGTTTAAGAGTAAAAACCTTGCTGAATCTGCTTTCAGTCGGGGTGCTCTAAGGGTAGAAAGATTATTAAAAACCAATATGGGAAATTATTTTACATTTTGGTTTTATGGATTGTTCCAATAATTCATAGCTTGATTGTTCACAGCTCAATCACTCAGAATTTATGGAGTTTGGAAGTTGTGATTTGCTTTAAAGTTCATCTGCTGAAAAGAAATCTCAATCAAAATCTTAATCTACAAAACAATGTTCTCATTCCAAGCGTTTTGGACTTGGCTTGTTCAACAGGCATTGTTCTCACAGACTTGGATATAAGGCTTGATCAGCCAGCCCATTGCTGTGCGTGTAAGGGGATGAAACCATTGCTCTTACCTGAAGGAACAAAAAAAGAAGGCTGAGAGGTTTTACCCTCCCAGCCTTACTTACAATTCTATTAAGCCTCAACTCTATAGATGTCTGCTTCTCCTACTCTCGAAAGAGTCAGAAGTCTCGCAGTACTCAAATCAACTAAGTCTCCCACTGAAAGACCACTGTTGACCGATAATGGAATAAACTGCTTAAAGCCACTTTTCATAAAGAAGCATACAGAGTTGCCATATCCTTCCTTAGAAGCCACAACTTCAGCGCTCTGCACAGCTTGCTGTTCCTCATCAGAGAAATTACGAGAATTGCTTACACTCCACTTACCTGCATAGGTCTTCAAATTTTGAAAAATGTTCATAACTTATAAAATTTAAATATTATATGGCAATATCGCCATGAACTTAGAAGGAGTGGTTAGCATGTGATATGAAAAATAACTGACAGCTGTTTTCTTGCTATCTTACTTGCTCCAAAAACATTGCTCCTGCCTGCTGTGTGAAAAAAAAAGAAGGCTGAGAGGTTTACCCTCCCAGCCGTTCATTTATAAAGTTGTCTTAATCTGAGAATTGTCCAAATTATCAAGTAGTGTATCAATTTTTGGAATTGGACAAGTAAGAATTATAGAGATTGAAATACCCTCTACATAAGAATCTTCACCTATGATGATCTCAAGTTCCCCACCACAAGTCTTCTCATAAATAGGCTTAGTAGCTATATGTTCATATAGCCAGAAAAGCCCATTATCTTTATTATAACATAAGATAGTCTTACTTCCTTTGTCAGGATCAATGTAAGATTCTTCATAATTTCCTTCTTCCAAAACCACAGTTTTGATGCCTTCTACAAGAATAATATCTCCTTTATTCATATTATATAAATTTAATGTTATACGAAAGTTGTTTTTTGTTGATAAGAGGAGCCAGAGGAATGCTCCCCTGGCTTTAACTTAACGCAATATTAAGCCCTGACTCTATAGATGTCAGAGCTTCCCTCTCTGGAAAGCGTGACAAGCTGAGCTGTACTAATATCTATAACATCGCCTGCTTGTTTTGAGCTTTCATGTTCCAGAGGAATAAACCATTTACCTCCAGTTTTAGCAATAAAGCATACTGAAAACCCAAACTCTGAATCTACAACAGACGCTGACTTAACAGCATCTATTTCATCCTTACTAAACGGACGTACATTTGATTCATTCCACTTACCTGCGTACTTCTTTAGATTTGCAAAAATATTCATAATTGTTATTGTTTTAAAGGGTTATTTGAATTAATGATATTAAACAAAGACTCATTCTGTTTCCAAGAGAGTCAATCTCAGAGGCTTAGTCAGGAGGAATATTTATTAAATACTGTGGGAAGGTATGTATTGGTTAGCTATAAAAGTCTTTGTATGTCCGCAGTCATCTTCCATAATTACACCATATATGTCTTCGGGGAATGCTTTTCCTTCAGGAAGTTCATAGCCAGGCAGCATAGGCAAGGCTACAAAATCCTCTTCGTCAAGGAAAGTGAAGAATACTGTGTCTTTAATAACCTTTATTTCATCAAGATTTTCTGTACAAGATGAATAAAGCATGTGTTCGCACTTTACGCAATCTGCGTGTTTTCCGTTAATAATCATAGTTTTTAATTTTTAAAGGGTTATTTGTTAATTTGGTTATGGAGCAGTTTTAGACTCATGCTCAGGAGTGAAGTTGTTAGTAATTTAACTGTTCGTATTCAACAAAAGCGTCAGTCTCTCCGTAGGTGTCATACCAGTTGGGGTCTTCGGCGACAACCATGTCAATGACGCTTTTAGCTGCATCAAGCTGCTTTCTTTGTGTCAGCATGGTGTTTGCACAAGCTGCGATTATGCAGCAGATTACTGTGGCAATGCACAGGTGTAATGGATTTAAATGTTTCATAATTTTTTTTTATTTATAAAGTTGTTCTTGGCAATATTGCCTGTATTCATTGTAGTCAGGGTCACTGGTTTCAGTGGAGAACCTGCCTATAACTTGATAATCTCCAGAGTGCTGAGCTTTGTATTGGTTTCTAAACTCAACAGCTTCTTGCAAGGTGGCTACTGTCTTCACCACCTTGCCATTAATTAGAATTTCAATCATGATTTGGATTGTAATAGTTATCTACTTCATTTATGTAGCAGTCCACATGACTGTCTATGCAAGGCTATGAATTTACAAAGCCAGCATCCGCATATTCCTTTTGAAGTCGGATAAGGGTTTCCCAATCAAATCGAAGGATTCTATGGACAAAATATTTACCATTTACTTGATTCATAACCTCTATTTTGTCAATAGTCCGTATTTCCTCATCATTAACGTAGTCGTATTCAAGTTCACCATTACGAGCTTTCTCAATTATCTGGTTCGTTTCCTCTGGAGTTGCAAGGACTGTTGTGGTGAAACTATCCTCATGCTCGTGATGATAAATTGTTACAATGTGTAATTCTGAGTTTTTGTAAGTATCCATAATTGTTATATTTTAATTAATGTTTATTTAAATAATTTGTATTTGCCACTGTTGATTGCCAAAGGTGAATTTGTAATCACTTGCTTGTTGGTAAGAGGGGAACACTTTTAGAATGTTCCCCTCAGAGTCAGAAACCGTGTATTTCATTTAATAGCGGCTTCATAAAGATCTTGCTGAATGTCTGCGAGCAGCTCATCATATTCAGGAATTGTGCAGTATTCTGCAATAATATGTGTTCCGCCGCAGTCTTCAGCTTCAACAATTTCAAAGAGCCTATTTTGCCCATAATAGAGTTTGACAAGGGCAAGGCTTCCGAGTTGCAGATAACAGTTAATCAATACTGCTTTTACTTCCACTTCTTCGCCATAGGATGTAGGCACAAGGACATTTTCTACTTTTTTCATTTTTGATTTAATTTTAAAGGGTTAATTGAATTAATTATCGAGGTTATTCAGATATTAGGAGAATTAACTGATCATGTTCATCTTCCATGTTTAGGAGGATTACTCTTCCATCTTCAAGATGAATTTGTACTGGCGGAATACCTAATTCAAACAGACTCCAATCACTATAACAATCGAAATCAAAGTCTTTCTCGGTAATAGATATATTGGACAGTCGTTCAGTATAGTCTTTCATCTCTTTTTGAAGAATCTCTTTCTCATTATGCATCTTAGGAAGATTGTTACGCTGTCTTTGTACGCATCCTTTACATGATTCAACCATTTCTTTATCATCATGTTTCTCCCAAAACTCTATGTCTTCGGATGCTCTCTTTATATCGTCTTCTGCCTCTTTTATGTCCCGCTCCAGCTCTTTTATATGCTCCTTATCAATCTCTATAAATGCTTCTAATTCGCATCTTTTAGTTCCTAATATCCGCTCCTTGATTGTTTCTTGCATATCTATCATAAGAGCAGATTTTCCTTCTCTGTTAGAGAAAGAGACTATTCGGTCTTCTTTTCCATTAAAAGGAAGAATTTTGTGTTTTACACTGTTTGTGATTTCAAACATTTCTGAAAAGCTAATAGTTGTTACTTTCATAAGATTCCCTTTCCACCACACAGGAGCTGAAAGGGTAACGGCTTTAAGTTTGTTTATTTTAAAGATTTAGCTGTTTTCTGTTTCCAAGCACAGCTGCTCAGAGTCTTACTCAGTGCGGTCAAATGTTACTGATTTAGATAGTCCATATACTCGTCAAACTTCTCTTGAGTGTTGAGCTCTTCATCAACTCTTTTCTCAAGATCATCAAGACTGCTGATGGAACAATCAATCCATTCTCCAAATGCAGTAAGGAAAGCTGTTTCCGACATTTTACCGAATCTTGTAAATGTTTTCATATATTTATTATGATTACATTTTAGGCTAACTATCAGGATAGCCTTATTTCCTGTGGAACTGCCTTAAAACCCCAGTTCCTTTAGGTTGTGTGATTGATACTCATCGTAAGAGATTACCATTGGCTTACCAAAGACCATAATGGTTTTATGGGTTGGATGCCAATCAGTCTTCTCAGAGGAGAAGCTCATCAATGATACAGACGAGTGGTTTCTTTTAAGCATTTCAAGATGTGCTCTTTTTGATGCTGTGTAATTAGCTGAACTGCATACAGCAGCAGCGTTAATTCTTTGTCTCATGTTTTTTAATTATGTTTTTGATTTTACAGATTGTCAAAATGGAAGTTCATCATCTCCCACCGTGCATGTAGGGACAAGTGTCGGAATACGCTTTTGGTTGTCAGGGTTCATGTAAAAGATGTACTTCTCATAAAAGTCATTCCAAGACTTTATGCTATCCATAGAAACCATGCAGTTTTCAAGGAATTGTATTTTTCTCTCCACCTCCATGACGTATGCTTCATAAGGTTCCCATTCTCCAAATGCTTCAGGGTCTGCCAACCAATTCTGATACATTGATTGTTCATAAAGCATTTCATCCTCAAGGATGTCAAACTTCTCAACATGGCCGAGCCGAGCAGCCAACTTCACATAATTCTTCATATTTTTACTGTTTTTAAAGGATTAATATTTATTCTTCATTATTCTTAATGTCATCCCATACCAGTGCGAAACTTATTATCAAACCTATCAGAAAGCTAATAAGCAATATCACAAGAGAATGACTGACAGACCCCAACCATGATTGAGCGAAAAGGTTGATGGTTAAAGAACTAAAGGCGAATATTCCAACGCCCATTAGCACTGCCAATGATACCATAAGAAATACGTTGTCTTTATTAGACATAGTGGTGCCTTCCCTATCAAAGGACTTGGTGTTTAGATAGGATAATGTTAATTATTTAATTGATTAATTCTATGTGCTTATGTAGAAGTGGTTAAGGGTTTCATTGACCTGAAACCTTGCTATGGTGATAGCTTTTGTTGCTATCAGCAACAGTCTCGTTACTGTAACCGCATCAATAGCATTGATGAGTGGCTACTCTCATTCAATAGCCCAGGGGAGTGTCCCCATCCTCTCAAGGACATGGGGGCAGTGATATAACAATCACACGTTTATACCCACAAAAAATTCGGAGTAAAAATGAAAAAAAATTTGGTGCGTTAGTGAGGCATCGAGACCTCCATAGGGGACATGAAGCAGATGCTCACGCAGGCGCTGGGAAACAAGTGAACAACAAGCAAAGAAAGGGAATTGAAATGTACATGACAGAGATAACAGAGGACAGGCTCTCAGGGCTCTCGGAGCACATTGAGAAGGCTCTATCGCATATAGGCAAGGCCATGCGCTGCGTCTCGGAGCTGGAGGACGAGGAAGACTCGGAGGAGAACGCTTCCGCAAGACACCACGGACACCGCCACTACAGGGACTCCTACAGGGACTATGACGAGGACAGGGCCTACAGGGGCTCAGGCAGGTACTCAAGGTATTAAGGGCATGAGAAGGACAGCGTTAGACATATATGACGACATGCCCTCCGCCATGAGGAGGTACATCTCGAACTACGGGTGGCACTTCAGCAAGGAGGCCTTCGAGCACGCGGTGTCCCTGATGAGGAAAAGAGACAGCGCGGGAAAAGCTGTCAAGGTGCAGGTCCACACGAAGGAGCAGGTCACGGACATCCTGAAGAGACATGGCGTGGAGCTTGAGAACGACACCCTTTATGACGGGGCTTTCGTGTATCACATGGGACTGGCGGACTACTTCGGGTCGTCAGTGCCTGACGAGAAGCACCTCGCTCTGTACGTGAAAGACACCATTGACGACATAGACGCCTCTGACGAAACCACGTTCAGGAGGTGGGTCGCCACAATGGTGGGCGACGGCCAGCCTGTGCCGTGGAGCGACTTTGCGTGACAGGCGCACGGCGCGAATGAAAAGCGAATAAAAAAGGGGAGGCTTCACAGCTTCCCCTTTTCCAGTTTAACCTTTAATTTAAAAGCGTCATTCTATCGTAATAGTAATCTTCTCACCCCTGCTGTTAGCCTCGGAAAGTTTGGAGTACAGGGCCTTGAAAGTCTCCTTGCCCTGCGTGAGGCCCCCCGCTATGGTGTTTTTCCCTACAAGGACGCATCCTGCCGTGTTGTACTGCCCGTTGGCGCCGTCCCCAACATGGATGAGTATCCCGTCATATCCTTTCACATTGAGCAGCCTGGGGACCCTGCCCTTGCAGACTTCCCTGTAAAACTGCTTCTTGCTGAACTTGGGGCTTACGACATTGACCGTCACCGTGTATGTCCCCGTCGGGACGGCGGTCTTGCCGTACACCTTCAGCTTCTTTATCTCCTCAACGGACATGCTGTCCGACAGCCCCCTGTCCTTGTCCTCAAGGGTGTTGCAGAAAAGCTGCCCGTCAATGTACATCCGGCCTATGGTGTACTCACTCTTTTTCCACTTTCTCAATACTTTTAGCCGCATTCTTCTTTGCTGTTTTATTGGGCTGCCTGTCATCAAACACTCTGTCTTGGCAACGCTCCCTGTAGCAGGCCTTACCCTGCAGCCTCACAAGTCTGGTCTCGATTTTCTCAACTTTCTCCCTGAGGGAGTCGTTCTCCCTCTGAATCTCCAAAACCCTGCGGTTTGTGTCATCGCACAACTTTATGTAGAAGTCAAGCAGGTTGTTCATGTTTTGTATAACTTGGGAGTCCACTTCCGCGTTGTACTTTTTCCTCGCGAAAAGCCATGTGAGGAAACTGGACACCCCTGTGGCGAGAATGCCAATTAAAGCTATGATTATCTCTGTGCTCATGTGTTGTTGTTTATGTTTGCATGTTCTGTGCCGCAAAAGTACATGTTTTCCATGTAACGCCCTTCGGCATAACAGTTCCGCTTTCCCATTCTAAGGAAGCGGTTTAGGTGCGGCCCAGGACTGTTAAGAAGTGATAAAATCGCAACTGTTCCAGTTAAAGTGTTTGCTCAATGAAATATTATATATACCTTTGCCACAGATTTTTAGGATAACATATTAACTTACATAACTTACAGGTACCATGAAAAAAGAAAGCATTGTCGAGAGACTGGAGAAAGAGCGGAATGACCTCGCGGAGAAGCTGGGCAGGCTCATACAGGCGCTGAACAGCGAGAGTTTTGAGGAGACGGTCGGAGAGACGCAGATGGCTCTGCTGGCTGACCAGGAGAGCGCCATGCGCCTTTACCTCAGGACGCTGGACATGAGGATAGCTGACCTCAAGGGCAAGAAGGAGAAGCCCCAGAAGGAAAATCAGGAATCCAAAGCTGAGAAGAAAGGGAAGCCTGAGAACCCTGACAAGACTGACGAGACGAGTGAGCTTGACAAGGAAATGAAGGATGTCTTAGACCGAATGAACAAGATTATCGACAGGATAAGAGAGGAAATTGCAAACAGACAGCCAAACACTTTCCTGAAAGAGCCTTACCCAGGCTTCTGGTCAAGCACCTATTCTGTATATTGCTGACGCGCGGAGGCAGAGTTGCTCATTAGTTCAAATGTCCTATGTGGAAGTTTCTGGGCAATGTCATAAGGAACAACACGGGAGTGAGCTCCAAGAACTTCTTTCTTGTGTCTGTCACCGCCATAGGCCTGCTGCTGCTCATAATCCCTGCCGCCGTCCTGATTGTGGAGATAGTCTTCAACCACACCATCAGGACGGACCTTAACGGCATGGCCGCTTACATAGGCGCTGTGGCGGGGCTGTTCGCCACTGCGGGAATCACCAAGGCGTGGAGCGAGAAGTACGAGAGGAAAGGCGGGTCCCGCTCCAAGAGGAAAAGCGGCGCCGGGGACAAGGAAGACAGTGGCGGTAAGGGCAGTGAAAAGCCCGCGTCTTAGTCTTCCACAGCGTTTTTAAGGAATTGTCCGTAAGGACGGCGCGACACTTTAAAACTTCGCATCGGCATGAGAAAAGCATTATTCATATTGTTGTTGACAGGCGGCTTGCTGTCAGGCTGCAGGACCAAATATGTCGCCGTCCCCGAATGGCACTACAGGGACAGCGTATGTACGGCGTATGTCAGGGACAGCGTAACTCTGCGTGACAGCGTGTTCGTGAGCCAGTACGTCAAGGGCGACACCGTTTACCGCGACAAGGTAAGGACGACCTGCCTGTACAAAGACCGCCTGCGCGTTGACACCGTAGCCGTGGTGAAAAGGGACAGCGTGCTTTGCGTCGTTGAGAAGAAAGTTACGGAGTATAAGTACCGCACGCGGTGGTACGACAAGGCGTGCCGCGTGATTACGCTCGTTGCGCTCTTGGCTGGCGGGCTGTGGCTCTTCGTCTGGCGTGCGAGAAAGCGGTAAAACGCTATATTGTTAATCCATAATTAAGGCAATGCTTCTCTTGTATCGAAAAAGGAATAATCAAAGGCTTCGGCATAAGATAGCACATCCTCGCCAAAATCATTAAGATGTGCCAATTCACGCCAATCCCTTTCAAGAACATCCGTTGGAGTATTCTCGAAATAGTTTTTTAAGCTGTCAAGAAGCCTGCCCATAAAAAATGATACGTATTGGTTTTCTTTTTCGTTGCAAAGGTATAGCAAATTAAACGAATAAACAAAATAAATTAAGAAAATATATCTTTTGCGCCAACCGTCATCATCTCGTCAGGTGGAGGGAAAATAAGAGATATGCACTTTTTTAGTTCTGATTTCACCGGCTTTAATTATCGTATCACAGAGGTCAATGAAAGGAGTGTCTCGGACTTACACATTGTGCTTCAATCTTAGTCTCCTTACGAGTTCCTTATAATAGACTTCAGTGTAAAGTTCAGGGATAGGATTGTTCATTCCCTCCACATACACCTTTCCCCATGGTGTCCCTGCTCCGTGCATTATAGTAACAAGCTCGCTGTCGGTGTATTTCGTCCCATACTTCACCCAGACAAACTTACAAACCATTTTTGCTTCTTCGTCTTGAAGTTCTGGCGTTACCACCGAGATTTTTCCCGAAGTGTCCTCTTGGAACATCACGGTTTTCTGCTTTATATTCTCATTGCCATAAATCTTGAATGAGTGGTAAACAGATGGAATTACAGGGCCGAACTTCCACGCTTCCACTTTGTCGAAACGAGGATTAATTATAGAACGCCCCAACAAAGCCAACGCATAACCATAAGCTATATACACCAACTTCATTAATTTCAGTGGGCGTATTTCTTTTTTATCATCTTGTGCCAATTCAATAAAGTAATTGGCTACTGATAGAGCGTTGTCTTTCATAACGTGCTTTGTAATTCGGTACAAAGATACGGCATATTCCGTTAAACTCGTCTGTGTTTAATTATATTTAGTATCATTTAAAGGCGGCAGCCCCATGGATTGTGGGACTGCCGCCTATACTCCAAACGTTGTGTAAAAGTTATAAGCTATGTCGGAGTGTTGCCCTTGTCGCCTTTCCGCCTGCGTTTCTTTGTTTCATCCACAAGACGGTTAAAGTCGGACTTGTATTTTCTGTCTTGAACTATGCGATATTTGCTGTACTCAGTTTCAGCAAAGCGTTTTGCGACCTCCGCCTGCACTTTCCCCTTGTCCGTCAAGATTGGATAGTCGTTAAAGTTAAGGAACATGTCAAGTTTCTTTGCCCAATCAGCCATGTTGTACGTCCCCTTACCTTTCTCCGCTTGGTGTTCGGCGTAGTCAAGAAACATATTCACGAGGCGGTTAAGCCCTTTAATCTCATCCTCTGAAAGATAGTTCTTTGCAATCTTCACATCGTATATGTAAATCTTGCCGCCGTCTTTCTGCCCTTTCCAACTTGTCAGCCCCATATATGGCTTGGTCGCATCCGCCCTTTCCTTTATTATTTCAGAGGCTGTATGTTGGTGGATGGCGAAATGAAATTTGTTTTGCATAGCGGCATAGAATTTTTGGCTTATAGGCGATTTGGGGTCGTAGTCGAGGCTACAATCACGAAATATATCGGTTATCTTGTCGTAGAACATTCTTTCGGAGGCGCGTATCTCTCGAATGCGCTCCAATAGTTCTGCGAAGGTGTCCTTGCCGAATATGTTGCCGCCTTTCTTCAATCTTTCGTCATCAAGGGCGAAACCTTTTACAAGGTATTCCCTCAGCACCTTTGTCGCCCAAATGCGGAATTGCGTCGCCTTGTAGCTGTTGACGCGGTAGCCGACGGCGATAATGGCATCAAGGTTATAGAACTTCGTTTCGTAAGCCTTCCCATCGTTTGCAGTTCGTCGGTATTTCCGACATGCTGAATTTTCTTCAAGTTCGCCTGTTTGGAATATGTTACGCAGATGTTCTGTTACTGTACTTCGGCCTTTATCGAACAAATTGGCTATACTTTCTTGGGTAGCCCAAATTGTATCATTCTCCTTGTCAAGAACAACTTGCACACTGACACTTCCATCCTCTGACTTGTAGAAGAGGAAGTTTGCCTTTTCGATATTGTTTTCCATACCTTATAACTTTTACGCTGCAAAGATACGCCTTTTTCTTGAAAGTGGTCGAATTTTGCCACTTTTATTTTTAAACCCACCAGAAATGATAGGTTTAAAGGCGTTGCAGTCCCGCAAAGTCAAAGAGCGAAGTTAAACCTTTTCGGCGGCTTCAACAAAATGGTTTTTGACAATCCGCCCATTGTCGTGGTCTTGGGGGCTGCGATGGGAAGCAGCGTGTCAAGGTTCGTGGAGATTATCAAGTGAGCAAGAATCCCTTAGCCTTTCGCTAAGGGAAGCCAAGCGTTTTTGTCAGGAGCTTTGCGCGGGCCTCCTTTTTCAGTACATTCGCGCCGTAAAACAATGACTTTTATATGGCAAGCGTAAACACAGGGTTCCCTCCCCAGCAGCTGCCCTTCAGCAGGAAGAACAAGGCATGGAGGAAGAGGAACATAGACTTCGCGGACGACAAGAGCTTTCTGCGCTGCTCCCTCACGAGGAAGTCGGTGCTCGGCATGAAGATAAACTATGACCTGCTCAACGGCAGGCTGCACATGGACGACCTGAAGGCCTTGGTAAACCCCTACAACCTGGAGACCCAGTTCATTCCTGACGGGATACAGCACTATCCCGTGCTGAACTCGAAGCTGCAGGTGCTGAGGGGAGAGGAGAGCAAGAGGGTGTTCGACTTCAGGGTGACGGTCACCAATCCTAACGCCGTATCGGAAATAGAGGAGAGCAAGAGGCGGGAGTTTATAGAGAAGCTCCAGCAGGCGGTGGCGGACACTTCCCAGACGGAGGAGCAGTTCAATCAGGAGATGGAGAAGCTGCAGGACTACTTCACGTATGAGTGGCAGGACATGAGGGAGGTAAGGGCGAACCAGCTCCTCAACCACTACATGAAGGAGCTGGAGGTGTCCCAGCTGTTCAACCAGGGCTTCCTTGACGCGATGACCGTCGGGGAGGAGCTTTACCAGTGCGACATTGTGGGCGGGGAGCCGGTCATAGAGAAGCTCGACCCCATGAAGGTGCGGATACTGAGGTCTGGCTGCTCCAACAAGGTCGAGGACGCTGACATGGTAGTCATAGAGGACTACTGGTCACCTGGCCGCGTCATAGACACCTACTGGGACTGCCTGTCGAAGAAGGACATGGAGTACATCGAGAAAGCTCCTGACCAGGAGGGCGCGGGCCTTTACGACTCGATGGACAACATAGACCCCAGGCGCGGCTTTGTGCACGGGGTCATGTTGGGGGACGAGGCCGCCGCCAACGGAGGCTTCCCCTTCGACCCCATGACACTGTTCGACGCCGAGACCGACCTGTCGCTCTCGCCTTACGACATGGCGGGCAACATAAGGGTGCTGAAAGTCTATTGGAAGTCCAGGAGGAAGATAAAGAAGGTGAAGAGCTACGACCCTGAGACGGGCGAGGAGCGTTTCAGCTTTTATCCTGAGACATACGTTACGGACTATGACGCAGGAGAAGAGGAGCAGTCCTTCTGGATAAACGAGGCGTGGGAGGGAGTCAAGATAGGCTCGGACATATACGTGAGCATGAGGCCGAGGCCCGTGCAGTACAACAGGCTGAGCAACCCCTCAAGGTGCCACTTTGGCATCATAGGCTCAATATACAGCGTCAACGGCAAGGAGCCTTTCAGCATGGTTGACATGATGAAGCCCTACAATTACCTGTATGACATCATCCATGACAGGCTCAACAAGCTATTGGCGAAGAACTGGGGCAAGATCATGCGCCTTGACCTCGCCAAAGTGCCGAAGGGCTGGAAGATGGACAAGTGGATGTACTACGCCATGGTCAACAACATAGCCGTGGAGGACAGCTTCAAGGAGGGCAACATAGGAGCGGCCACAGGCAAGCTGGCCGGAGGGCTGAACAACGCCTCCACCGGCGTGATAGACGCGGGGCTGGGCAACGAGATACAGCAGTATCTGTCTTTGTTAGAGGTGATAGACTCCCACATGGGCGGCGTGGCGGGCATCTCTAAGCAGCGCGAGGGGCAGATAAGCAACAGGGAGACGGTGGGAGGCGTGGAGAGAGCCACCCTGCAGTCATCCCATATCACTGAGTGGCTGTTCTTCACCCATGAGTCCGTGAAGAAAAGGGTGCTGGAATGCCTGCTTGAAACCTGCAAGATAGCCATGAAGGGCAAGAGCAAGAAGTTCAGCTACATTCTCTCGGACGGCTCTGAGAGGCTGGCCGACATTGACGGCGATGAGTTCGCCGAGTGCGACTATGGCCTTGCGGTTGACAACAGCAACGGCGTGCAGGAGCTCAACCAGAAGCTTGACACCCTGGCGCAGGCTGCCCTGCAGAACCAGCTTCTCGCAGCAACAGATGCAGATGCAGCAGTTGGAGCAGCAGGCCCAGACGGAGAGTCAGAAGATGCAGACGGACTACCTGATGCACCAGGAGGACAACGAGACCAAGCTCCTTGTGGCGCAGGTCAACAGCCAGGCGGAGGAGAAGAGGTTTGCTATGATGCAGGATGACAACAGCGTCACCGCAGACCAGCGGTACCGCCTCCAGGAGAAGGAGCTTGACGAGAAGATACGTCAGTTCGACGCCAAGATGAAACAGGAGCGGGAGAAGCAGGACTTCGAGAAGGCCAAGCACCGCGATGACATGGCTCTGAAGAGGAGGCAGGCGGGCGCAGGCCAGGGAAAATGACACGGCATGAAGAGCATGTTAAAGGAAAGGCTTAACAGTCTTTCCTTTCTTTTTAGCTTCCAGACAGTTAAGCAATATTAAATATTTCATTTTCTTCCCTTCCGCCCTTTGCCGTTTTGCGGGAATTTCTTAACTTTGCGGCTGTATTCACAAGGATAACAGGAAAAACACACAGCCTATGGTTTCAAAAGTCAGCGACCAGGAGCGCCAGTGGCAGGCCGAGGAGGACGCCCGCACGATGGCGAGGTATCAGGAGATACTTAGTGACAGGGACAGGATGGGCAGGGCCGTCAAGGCGGCCAGGCGGCAGGCCTCGGACCTTAACAGGAGAGCCCTCGCCATGAACAAGGCGGCCGGGGTCAAGACAGCGAGCAGGGCGGCGTCCAAAAGAAAATGACAAGGCCATGAAAAACACACAAGTTCTGGCGGCCCTGCACTCCCCCACGCTGAGGGAGCTCATAGGCAGGGCGAACAGGGAGGGCATAGCGAGGGAGGACATAGCGGGCGTGCTGAGGGAGAACGAGGCCTTCATCCTCCTGTACTACAAGAGCGCGGAGGAACGCCCATGAGAGTCACGGCCGAGGACTACGACCTGGAGCCCGTGAGGTACTGCCCCCGCTGCTACTCCCTGCGCATAGGGAGCATAGAGGGCGTTGAGGACTCCGACTACTGCATGGACTGCGGCTGCGCGGAGAGCGCCGAGGCGAGCATAGGGGACTGGGAGAGGATGTACAAGGCGAGGTACGGGCGGCCCTTCGTAGAAGGTGGCGGGAACCCCCGCAGGAGCCGCATATACAGGATGTCCCTCCCTGAGCTGAGGCAGGAGCTTTACGGCCATCCCCGGTGCAGGAGCATAATCAAGGCTTTCTACCCGACCTTCCCTGATTATCTGACGAGGGCGGAAATGACGCTGCTGTTCTTCGACAGGGCCTGCAGGGACAAGAGGCTCGGCGAGCTGAGGGAGAGGCTGGCGGCAAGTGATTGACAATTAAAAAGGAGAGTTATGGAAGAGGAGAAGAAAACCGCTAAGGTTATTGGAATGAACAGCCGGGCGGGCGACGAGGGTCAGCCGCAGGACACACGGAAGAAGGCCACCTATGAGGAGCTGAACGGCTACTGTATGCAGCTTTACGAGCAGAACAGGCAGCTGGCCGGCAGGCTGCGCGAGAGAGACATGGCGAGCCTTTTCAAGAGGCTTGACTGCCTGTTCCTCGTGCTGGAGAACAAGGACTGCTTCAGCGCCGAGTTCGTCGGGGACTGCGCCGACGAGATCAAGTCAGCGTTAGGAGTTCCCGGCGGGGGCGGGGAGAGCGGAGGCGCGGTAAGCGGCGGGGAGGTGTAAGCCATGGACAAGCTCCGCAAGCCCAACAACATAGTCGAGATAAAGACCCGGCTGGACACCGAGTTCTTCCGCTGGTGGTGCGTGTTCCTCAGGCCCCTGATCAACCTGACCAACAGGGAGACGGACGTCATCGCCTGCTTCCTGAAGCAGCGCTTCGAGCTGAGCCGCAGCATCTCAGACCCCGCGATACTGGACGCGATGGTGATGAGCGACAGCGTCAAGCGCAAGGTCATAGAGGAGTGCGGCATGACCCAGGAGCACTTCTACGTGGTGATGAGCAACCTGAAGAAGAGCAGGGTGATAGTCAACAACGTCATCAATCCGAGGCTGGTCCCCAACCTGAAGGCGGACGACAAGACGGGCCGCTTCCAGCTGCTGGTGCTGTTCAGGACGGAGCCGCCGTCATGACAGGCTACAGGGAGATGGTCTCGCGGGTGTCGGAGGAAGCGGGGCTTCCGGCGAGGACCGTGGACAGGGCGTACAGGGGGTACTGGAGGATGGTGAGGGAGCACATTGCCTCCCTTCCTCTGAAGGGGGACCTCAGCGGCGGCGAGTTTTCGAGTCTGCGCCCCGATGTCAGCGTGCCGAGCGTGGGCAAGCTCATGGTGGAGCCCGGCAGGTGGCGGAGCATGAGGGAGAGACACAAACATATTCAGGATAACAAGGAGGACAAGAATGCTGCGAATAACAGAAGTGAGGCCCATGTTCACCAACATAGTGGTGACGGGCGACAGGTATGAGAAGGACATGCGCTCAGGAGGCCTTATAGTGGCCAACAAGGGAGACCTGAAGCTGTGGCAGACGGTGCTCGCCGTGGGCGGCAGCGTCAGGGGCATCAGCGTCGGGGACAAGGTGATGATAAACGTTGACAACTACGCCGTGAGGAGGTACGACAAGAACTCCATACAGAACGACCTTGACAACAACAAGACCGTGCGGTTCGACTTCAGGTGGATAACCCTGGACAGGGACGGCGCTCAGCAAGAGTGCCTGCTGCTCAACGACAGGGACGTCCTGTACGCCTTCGAGGGCGAGGAGAGGGACGAGCCCCTTGTGGAGGTTCCGGAAAAGGGACTGATGCTGTAAGGAGGCGGTCTGAAATCGCATGAAGCTGATAACACTGGACAACTGCCAGGTCAAGGTGGCTGACGAGGCCCTTCTGGTGAGGCCCATAAGGAGGCTGTTCAACATGGACAGGAGCAAGGGCAAGGAGAGGTTCTACGAGCAGATGAGCGTGCTGTACTTCGTGTATTCGCCAGCCAGCAACTACTCGTACATCGTTGACGAGAGGGACAGGCTCGCCGAGGTCCTCTCGCAGGAGGGCATAAGGGACTTCCGCTGCACTGCGGAGTTCAAGGAGGCGGTGGCGGCCTACAGGAAGCTGAACACCACGCCGTCGAGCGTGCTCCTTGCGGACACCAACATGGTGGTGGACAAGGTGAGGAGAGTGCTCAAGGGCATAGACTTCGACGAGCTTGACGAGGACAAGAAGGTGAGCGCCGTGAAGACTGTCGCCACCGTGGTGGCGATGATACCCAAGCTGGTGAAGGACCTCTCGGAGGCGGAGAGGGCGGTTCAGAAGGAGACGGAGGAGACGGGCAGGGCTCGCGGCACGCAGGAGCTTAGCATAATGGACAACCCCGACTGGGGGGTGTGAGGCAGGCAGTAAAGAAACTGGCAAACAAGCAGGGGCTGTGTCATCGTGTGCAGCCCCATTTTCCCCTTTTTATAGTGCAAATAAGGAGACAAGTCCTTATTGGCACTTTGGCTTTGCAAAAGCAATAATTATTTTTTGAGAGAACAAGTTATTCTGTCATATTTTTGAAGCCCGCCGCGTTTTTCCAATATTCTTAATTTTAATTGCGCGAAGATACGTTATCTGGGGATTTCTTTGTGCGCGTCCAAGTACATGTCCCTCAGGGGTATGCTAAGCGCGTAGCACACGTCAGGCAAGGACAGGTCGTAAGACATTTCTTTCCCCTCTTTGCTCCTTATTTTAAGGGACGGCGCATTGTACACATACAGCTTGATGCCGTTGAACATGTCGTTGTCGGTATATCCCAAGCACGCGAATCTTGCGGCATTTTCCACGTCCAGCGCGGTTTTTGGCTTCATTGCCTTTATTTTCTCGAAAAAGAAATCCTTGTTCTCTGTGAGGAACTGAATGCCGTTAACTTGCTCCACAACCCATTTCCCTGTCTCGTTAAGCGTTCTGGGACTTTTCTTTTGCGTCATCATAGCGGTCACCTTCGGGTGTTTCTGTATAAGCACTGTCTTTACCGCGACCAAGTCCGTTTTTACATCCTTCATGTCACGTGCCAGCTGGGACACGTCGTTTTCCATTTTGCCAAGACGATAGTCGTCAACCGCTGATTTTTGCAGCTTTCTGATAATCAGCCATATTCCTGGCAGGATGGTGGCTGCTGTTCCTATAATAGTGCATATAATTTCCATAGCCTCACGTCATTGTTTCTGGCGCAAAGATAACACATGCCAAGGACGCGCACAAGCGAAAAGGGAAAAGAAACAAGTTATTTAACCTAATTAAACTGTTAAGATTGGCGCAGGCGGGGATAAAATCACTATCTTTGCAACGGCTTAGTTTAAAAATAAAGTTTATGAAGAGCATTGTTTTTACGGCGGTCGCATTGGCTGTCTTGATCATGGCGGGATGCGAGGGGCGGAGACCCGCAGCTCCCGCAGTGTCCGAAAAAGACACCGTAATCAAGGTTATGGACACCATCTCTTGGGAGAGGCCCAAGAGGAAGAAATATGTCATGCCGAAGAGGCTTGCGGAGGAGTGCAGGCTGCACACCATAGAGATGGCAAAGGCGGACTCAGAGACTTACCGCAGGGGGTACCGTTACGACTTGGGAGACAGCATACCCATGAAGCCTTATGCGGAAAGAAAAGGCACCGTGCAGGAAGTTTGCGAGGACGCGGAAAGACTTTTCTTGACGGATGAACAGATACAAGAATTAGACAGCTGGCTTGCAAATTCTTCAGAGTACGAATTGGTCAGGAATGCAGACAGAACTCTTGATACCGTAGTAAATCATCAACGTATAATATTTACAATAGAGCCATAATATGCCAACACCGAACTATGACAAGACCCTGTTAGGGAGATACATAAGGGCTATAGAGAACCCCGACAGCGCAGGATATGACGCGGCCAGCAGAAGGTGGTACGCTCCCAAGTCAAGTGCTTATGACAGCAACAACCGTGGCATGGGCATAGACGTGAAGCATAACAAAGCCGCCAAAGGGGTTGCGCATGGCGCAAGAAAGTGGCTGTCCGAGCAAGAGGAGAGGGACTTGAGGAACGGTCACATAGCGTATTCTTTGGGAATCATAGAAAAGTGGACTCCTTTCTGGGTTAAGTACGGCATGTCCCCAGAAAAGGAGGCTATGGCCGCAGGCGCGGTGTATCGTGGTGACGACAAAAGCCTTTTGCGCAGGGACACTCCTTTAAGGAGGGCTTACTACGGCTCTGATGATGAGAAGTTTGAGGAGGCCTTGCGGGAACACTACAAACAAGAAGGTGTGTCAGAGAGAAACGAGAACCATGACAGGTTCTGGAAATCCCAAAGGGAAGCCACTCCCCGAAAAGGAGACTATGTGAAAGACGGAATGAAGATAGCGATAGACAATGCCGCGAAGGAGCGGGAGAGATACAATGAGTGGGGGAGGAGCTGGCAGAACAGGCTGGACGGCGGAGGCCCGCTGGAGTCCCTTCCCCTGTGGGACGGCCTTTCCATGCGCGAGAAGAGCGCGTACATAGGAACTGCTGTGCGGAACGGCGTGTCCAGCCTCGCCGACATAAGGAATGCCTACAACGAGTTCGCCAAAGGGGGCTTCATGCCCTCGAAGGGGATGAGGGAGAGGATAGCCTCATGGGAGGGAGACAGCATGACGAGAAGCACCACAGACCCGCTTTCGGGAAAGAAAGTAAGGAAGAACAACAGCTTCGAGAAGGAGGCCGAGTACTTCACCGACGCCCTGCCCGTTGGCATAAGGGACGAGGTGCTGTCCAACCCGGAGCTCGCCGACTGGCTTTACTCGTACTCATACAACGTGGGGTCGGGGAACTTCAGGAAGCGGGTGGTGCCAGCCCTGGAGCGTTACTACTCAGGCAGCGGCTCCGTCGAGGACATACAGAAGTCCATGTGGGCTTCTGGAGACAGCAGGCTCAAGGGATTGGCAAAGCGCAGGGAGAGGGAAAGGCAGGGCGTTCAGGACGCCCTGTGGGACACCGAGATGGAGAGGCTCAGCGCCAAGATTGACAACCCCCCGCTGACAGGAACTCCCTACCCAAGCGGGGCAACCCTTTTCGGGAAGCCTGTGCCTGGCGAGTGGCTGCGGGAATACCCCACGGTAACGCCATCACAGAACAGTGCAGAATTGCCGCAGGAGACTCCTGCAGAGCCTGCGGTCCAAGAGCCTTCCCCCTACGAGAGGCTGCTCGCCGTGCAGAGTATGCTCAGTGCGCCTGAGGAGGACGCCGCGCCAGCCTTCATGCCGAAGGCGGACTATAACGCGCCCTTCGTGGCGAGGACATTCGGCAACGGAGGGGAAACTCGCGTAAAGCCCTCACATAGGGAGATGCCAAACCTGTTCTATGATGGCGGGGACGAGGAGAGCCGCACGTGGCTTGTTGACATGACCAACGTGGGAATGGGGGCGGAGAAAGACCCCCGCTATTACGTTGACAGGACGATGTTCCCTATTGGCGAGGTCACTGTAACCCCCACGCTTCTGGACAGGGCGCGGACGGCTTACAAGAACGAGGTCATGGCAAGCAACGACGCCACCCTCAACGCGGGTCTCGGCAGGGCGCAGAACCAGCATTTGGCGGACAAGGCCTTGGAGGGGGCAAAAGCCAACGCCGCGTGGGAGAGGGACAATCCAGGTCTGGCGACCTTAGGCTATGCGGCAGGGGCTGTCCCCTTCGCTGTGGCCGCCGCTCCTGCGTGGGTCCCGGCTATGGACTGGGCGGCGGGAACTGCCGCAGGGCAGGGCGTGACATCACTATTGGGCAACCCTTACTTTAACGCGGGGCTTACGGCTATGGGAGCCGCCGACGCTGGGCAGAAGCTGAAGAACGGTGAATACGGCAAGAGCCTCACGGAAGACGCGATGACTGCTTTGGAGCTTATGCCGTTGGGGTATCAGCTGACGAAAGGAGCGGATAAGGTGTACAGCTTGGGTAAGCAAGCTCTGCAAACAGCTTATGACAATGGAACATTCTATGATAAATACACCACTCTCGGCGGCAGGTTTGGTAACTGGGGAGACACATGGCTGGATAAGGCATGGGGAACAACTGCAAGAAGGTTTGGACTGCCAGACAAGGCGAGGATACCTGGAGACGCGATGCGAAAACTTAGGGAAGATGTCCATGTTGAGAATGGGATAGCAGACCTTACAGGAGGAAAAGGCTATTTTGGAAATCCCCACACTAATATAACTTTAGACAGGAACGTCGTCGCCCATAAGTCAGGGTGGGACGGGGCTGACGCTTACATTTTCCCTACAAAAGATTTTCTGAATCAGACATTCCCAGCGTCCTTGAAGTCGATAGAGCCGTCTGATATGTTCGCAAATGGAACCAAGGTTACAGAACCTGTAAATAAAGTAACTGTCGTTTCTGGTGATGTGAATACTCTGGACAGGGCAAGGTCTTTGGGAATGAACACATTGAGCAGTCCCAAGTTGAGGAGGATGTACCAGCAGGAGGCGGATGTTCCTTTTGGAAAGTCTCCAAAGCGTATTTCACACTGGCGGGACTATGCCGCAGAGCAGCAAAGGCTTCAGTCACAAAGAGGCTTGCCAACATTGGCTGACTTCAGACTGCTTGAGGAACAGACAGGAATGAAAGCAGGTGTCGCTCCTATAGAAGAAAAAGCCAATGCTCTTAACACGCTTTACGGAATGGCCAATCTAAATCCCTTCAATATGAGTTGGGACGAGTTGTCAGGATATACTTACACCTATCCCAACGGCAGGGTCGTTGATGATATATCGAAAGCGAATAAGGAAATAGAATTGATTGAGCGTATGCCATACGGCAATGTTTTTTATGATCCAGCAACTTGGGCGGAGTATAATTGGAAAGAAGCAAATGGCTTGTAAACATTAAATTTTGCTGCTTATGTCTTGGCTTGTCCCCTTCGTGCTTTTCTCTGTCTTTTTGTTTCTATACAACAGGTTTTCATTCCTGCCCAATACGTACAGCCCGCCATACCCTTTCGAGAAAAGAGCCCCTGCCCCCTTGAAGGACAATGATTCGATAAAGCCCACTGGCAGAATTTGTTTGAACCCTGTTGAATATATCCATAACCCAGAAGAACGTTGTACCATAAGGAGGCTGAACGGCGAGACCCTTACCATCATCAGAGAGACAGTTATTTACTCGGACGGATTGCCGGACCTCACAGCTTTCGGACTGCATCTCTGCGATTTTAAGAGTGACAAGGAAATAGAGGCTTTTATAAGAGACCACACGTTAGAGGCCATTAAAGCGGCTGTTCAGGTAAGCAAAAAGGATGATTACGTGTTAAACATTATGTGTGTGGAGCCTCACCCCGCAATGCCTGAGGAGGGCGAGATAAAGTTTGCGGCAAAACAAATGGAGATATACTCCCCGATAGTGAGGCATTTTCTTTTGCATGGTTTCAAGAGCTTATTTGAAAGCCTCAAAGAAGAAAAAACATTCTGAAGATTTTAATAACTTTTGTTGCTTATATAAAAATGAAAGCAGTGGAGTTCAGAACGAAAGAAAGAAGAAGCAAGTGAGTTAAAATATTAATTATCAATGATTTAAAAGAAATCATCCTTGCCATATAGTAAGTGTTCCTTACCATATAATAAGGATGGCTTACTATATGATAAGGAAGTGTGTCAAAAACTTATCAAAAAGTTAAGGTGTACTTGATTTATTTAAGTGCAGCTTATCTTTTTGGTAAGGAATTTGCAGGACTTAAAGTTTTTTATTATTTTTGCAACAAAAAGATGCTATGGCACAGACTTATGTTACAACAAAGTCAGAGGACTACTCGTTAGTGGATAAGCACACAGGGGAGTTACTGGATTTCAATATGACTAAAAAAGTCAGTATAGATGAGTTTATAATGGTATTCTTCAGCTGTATGCCTCAGATAATGAAGCTGAAGGGCTCTTATCTAAAGGTACTGATATGCTGCTGGAAATTCTCATCCTTTAACCCTGTATCCACTACAGCAGGAAACACTATAACCAACAATGAAAGATTCAAGGCTTATGTAAAGACATGTATGCCCACTGCTACAGATAACAGCATTGACGTGGCGTTCAGTGCATTAAGGAAGAAAGGGTTTCTTATCAAAATGTGCAGAGGAGAATATATGCTGAATCCTGAGTACTTCTTTAAAGGCACTATATCGCAAAGAAGCAGGTTGAGGTTCAGCGTGCAGGTCGATCCCGCAAAAGATGGCATAAGCGCGGACACTTCTGTGTGCTTCTTCGTGCATAGCAGCAAGGCCAGAGCAGTGTGAAGGAGCAAGCCATGACTATATTTTTCGAGACAACACATATTCGGACAGTTTCATTGCGGACAATGCGCCCCAGCAACTGCAAGATTTAGGAATGTTGTATTCGGCAAAAGACTTGAAGAACTTTTTAAACAAATTTCTAACTCCTTCTGGGGTTATAACAGGAATGAGCTATATGGGTGATAAAGATAAATAAAATTGTTTATATTTACAATTATATTTATTTTTGCAAAAAATACAGCAGATATGGCATTAACATCCTTTTTAGAAAGAGCTAATATGCGATTGCAGAATTGTCTTAATGATAATAGTGCGATTGTGCAGTATATAAATAACGACTGGGAAATTTCTGATATTCCTTTACCTGGAATGAATTGGATTGTGATTAATGGCTATTCTCTTTTTGGCCCATATTGGAATAATGAAGGCAAACTTGTTCTTTATATAGATAAGTCTATACCAGTAGATTATGCTGGAATTATTTATGCCACAGAGTGCGGAGCATTGTATCCAAATCCTATAAATGGTACAAACTATGTATTTAAAGACAGAGAGTTTATTGAAATAATTATTTATGATTAAAGGCATTGAAAGAAAGAGGAAGTCACTCAAAAGATTATACATCAATAATTTAAGAGAAAAGGGAAAGACGCGCATTGACTGGAAAGATCCATTAAACTATTTGAAAGTTGGATTGCCTTTAGGCATAAGCGTTGGAGCATTAAGTGAATAAAATGAAAGGCCGTTGGGAAGATCTGGCATAGAGCCGTTTTGTTTTTTATTTTTTTAAACTTATTAAGATTTGGCGTTTTGTGAAAAAAGACTTATCTTTGCGTAGTGATTATCCCCCTCGGTTGGGAAACACCGAGGCCCGCCCCCATATAGGGGGCTTATTTATTTAAAAAAATGACAGGTAGGTTAATGTGGCTGCAAATTAACAAAGGGATGGCATCCTAAAGACGCATTAAGGAAGCGGAGGCAATGGAGTTATAATGTAAAGAATTATTTTAGTAAGAAAGTTCTTAGTAAGAAAGTTCTTAGTAAGAAGTTTGTTAGTAAGGAAAATTTTAATTATCTTTGCGGCATAGAAACAAAAAAAAGACATGGAGAAAAAGCCTTTTGTATTTGGTGTCGCAACCTCTGGGGAGAATTTTACAGATCGCAAAGAAGAGACCAAGCGTTTGGAATACAATTTTAAATATGGCATAAATACCATCTTAATTTCCCCGCGTCGCTGGGGAAAAACATCATTGGTAAAGAAAGTGTCTGATTTAGTGCAATCCAGCACACTAAAGGTTGTACATATTGATATATTCTCTTGTAGAAGTGAAAATGACTTTTATAACATGTTTGCCTCTGCCATTCTCCGTCAGACATCCTCAAAATTAGAGGAATGGATAGAGGCTGCCAAGTCTTTTCTTTCTCGTTTGAGTCCCAAAATCACTTTTGGGTCAGATCCTATGACTGATTTTTCCGTATCTTTTGAGTTAAACCCAAAGAGAAATGACGTTGACGACATACTGTTTCTTCCAGAGAGGATAGCTGAAGAAAAGAAGTATTCCATTGTGGTCTGTATAGACGAGTTTCAGCAAATATCTGAATTTAAGGATTCCAAAACATTTCAAAAGAAATTACGTTCTTTTTGGCAGTTGCAGGATAAAGTGTCATACTGTTTATTCGGAAGTAAAAAGCATTTAATGAATGAACTTTTTGAAAGAAAGAGTCTTCCTTTTTATAAATTTGGCGATGTGGTTTATCTGCAAAAGATAAGTACACGGGATTGGATAGACTATATCTGCAGCAGGTTCACGATTACAGGCAAATCTATAGCACAGGAGAAGGCTGAACAAATATGTAGGATTGCAAGTAACCATTCTTCTTACGTCCAACAACTCGCATGGTTGGTTTGGGTACATGCAGATAAAAATGTTACGGACTCTGACATACAAGATGCCTGTCAAGATATTTTAGATCAAAATACGCCATTGTTTGAAAAGCAGACAGAAAGCCTTACCTCCTACCAAATGAATTTTTTACATGCTGTAACTGATGGGGTAAAGAGTGAATTTACGCGACAGGAGATTTTACAAAAATATCAATTGGGAACATCGGCAAATATCAGTGCCATAAAAAAGGCTTTGATAAGGAAAGAGCTCATTGAAACGGAAAAAAACAAAGTTTTTATTTCAGATCCAATAATGAAGATATGGTTGGAAAAAGAATTTAAATTTATGTAAAAACATACGGAGGTTATAGTAAAAGTATCCACGTACTATTTTAGGCAAGATTGGTACAGGCTTGCGGCAGACAAGTGTTAGGTTAAATGTTAAAGCCTGGAGTTCCTTGCAACAATAAGGGGTTGTCTTTTGCGACAACCCCTTATCCGTTCCTTTTATAGTGCTGTATGAAAGCCGTGGCCGTCAAGAGCACTGGATAATTCCGATTGCAAAGGTACTGAAAAATCCTTGAAATCAAAAGAAATGTTGTTGTTTTGCGGACTTTGAAGAAAAAGTTTGTATCTTTGCGGCAGAATAAAAACGCAAGTGATTATGGCCATCTACATCAAACCAATACCGACGCTGACAGGCGAGGTCGCAGAGAAATTCGAGAAAATCGCCCGCGAGAACGAGGCGAAAAGAGGCTCTGTGGACTTTTCGCAGCAAATGCGGGACATGGAGACGATTCTTGAACGTTCTAAACAATTCAAGATAAAGCATGGGCTTTCTTAAAGAACACTGTGCCCTGTCAGA